ATGCAACCCAAAAAACTCTTCCTCTCTGGCGGCTGCTGGTGCAGTTACCCCTCTGTCACACCTGACAACTGGAAAACAGCAAAGGCAAGCATCCGCAAAGCCTGGCGCATCCATTACCGGTTCTACGATCCAAAGATTACTGATCCAAAGACTGGTAAAGTGAAACCCAAACAGGTTACCATCCAGTCCATGAACAAATACACGGACCTGAAACAGCGCCAGGCTGCAACACAGTTCCTGATTGAAGACACTGTGCACATGCTGACACGGGAGAGTTACCACCCAGTAAAAAAGGAAGTTGCTACCCCTGCCCTGGTTATAACCATCCCCCGCGATACGCCATTTGATACAGCCCTGCTTATGGCGATGGAAAAGATGCAAGGCGCTGACAGCACCAGAAGAGATCTGCGTTGCGTCTTAAACTACGTATTACCTGCCCTCCGCCACTTTCGCATGGACATCATGGAAATACAGGAGGTTGAGTCGCATCACATTGTAGCCCTTCTGGACGGCATGCAAAAAGAATGGAAGGTGATCAACCGACTGGGTGAAAAGACATATGTCAACAAGGCCAAGCCCGGCCCCTTTTCAGATGCGAAGTACAACCGGTACCGGGCTAATCTGCAGCTGGCGTTCAAAGTGCTCAAAAAGTATGGCGCCATTAAACACAATCCAATCACTGGCGAAGATGTGGAAGAAAGGAAGGTGGCAAAAGAGGTGCGTCAGGTATTGACAAAAGAAGAGCGCAAACGGATCAAGACACATTTGGCGGAGGAAAACCCTGTTTTTGGCAGGTTCGTGGAAATCTTCTTCCACTCCTCCGGCCGCCGTACGGAGTTGCTGGCTATGAAGGTGAAGGATGTGGACCTCATCAACCAGACCTACCGGGTGCTGGTTAAAAAAGGAGGTCTGTACAAGTACCAGGAGCGAACCATCAAGAACATCGCTGTGCCGCTGTGGCGGGAACAGATCAAAGAGGCCCTCCCTGATGACTATGTATTCAGCCGTAGGTTAGTACCTGGCCCGGCCATGATCCGTGAAGACCAGATTGATAAGCGTTGGCGCCGGTGGGTTAAATCACCGCTGGGTATTACCTCAGATTTCTACACGCTGAAACATGGCAACACTTCCGAACTGGTAGACAGCCTTGGCGATGAAGCAGCTGCCCAGCAAGCTGGCCATACATCAACTGCAATGGTTGTTTCGATATATGACCACTCAAGAAAACAGCGGGAGCACGAACGGCTGAAGCGGGCAAACAACGCCTTCTAACCATATTACACCCTCCCTGAAAACTGAAGGGCACCCATGCACGTGGGGTGCCCTCCTTTATTTGTACACCCTCTCCCCTAGTAATGGTACTGGTGCACGAGTGCAAGGTACTGTATGAAAAGAAAATGCCCCGCTGAAAAGCAGGGGCTTCACCCTTATTCATAAATTTACTTACCAAGTCAAATATAAATGCCCTTGCGGAAACAAGGGCAATCTGTAAAAAAATGTAATAAGGTGTATTAAGTCCCTCACAATAGTTTAGCTAAAAAACCCCGGCTAGAAAGCCAGGGCGTGTACTATTGTTTATGCGATTGTGATGGAAAAGGAATTACAATCTTTTTGCCAAAAGAAAAGCCCTGGCAAGAATGCCTGGGCCGCGTATTACTAGAAAGCAGAAGATAATAGTAAGATAAAAAAGCATCTACTGGAATGCAAGGGCAAAATTCGAAAATTATCTACCCCAACTATAAAGCTAGAATACAAGCTTACTGACTAAAAAAGGCTCCTGTAGACACAGGAGCCTTAAACGAAACGAGCTCCTAATGAACTCTTGGACAAAGGTATCAATCTTAGAAAACGTAAAAAAGCCCCTGCTGGAAAACAGGGGCAACGCCATAAAGAATGTATTAGATCAATCGTTAGGGTTTTATCAATCACCTTGCCAAACAAAAGCCCCGGCAAGACTGCCAGGGCGATAGAAAAACGTGGATTACACAAAATGTTTCTATTTTATTTTGAACAAGTTTTTTGCCAAAAAAAGAGCCCCTACTAGAAAGCAGGGGCGTCCAAAGTATGAAACTAAGAAGTTTCTTTCTAAGGAACAATAACCCTGCCCAAATAGGAAAGCCCAAACAAGAATGCCAGGGCATAATACAAAAATAACTAAGGAGAAAAGCTATATTAAGCAAGCGCTCTGATCCTGGCCAGCCACTTGAGGCGGTCACTGTAACCATTCAACGCACCATTCACGCGCCTTGTTACTGCTTTGAAAAGCCTGTCATCTGCCAGCTGGTTGCAACCTGCATTGTCCCACCACCAACAGGCAGCCATGGCGCCCCACTTCGGCAGCAGCAGCAAATCCGGATCATCGACAAAACTGTCATCACCAAGCAGCGTTTTGCTTACTGCGGTGTAGTTGCTTTTACCGGTGATCTGCAAGGGGCCACGGCCGCGGAACTTGTAACCATCACCGCTCCACTCGTTGCCGTTCTTCATCCTGTTTGCATACACCCGGTTGGCGATCTTCTCGGGCTGGTGTGCGTACCGGTGGGCTACACCGATATTGGCGAAGTACTTAGGAAAGACCTCCACCAGGCGCTTTGCACTGTAGTTCAGATTCTCCTCCACCTGGGTCAGGCCCATGCTTTCGTGCAGGATCTGGGCAAAGAAGTAAGACTGACGCAGAGGCGTGTTGATTTCATACTTTGCCAGTGCCGGTAGAAAATGGGTGCCCCACTCCTGCTCGTTGGGTATCTGCACAAGGCTGGTGAATTGGCTAAGGTTCATAATACCTGCTTTGTTGTTACCGACATGGATGTCGGGATCATAGTTAACTTATAAGTTTAGAGTCTCCCTAGGATCGGGATTTTGGGGCGCAGCTTGATAAAGCCCCAGATGACCACACCGCCGGCGATCATAATCAGGATCCAGAGCAGCTGGTCGCGCTGAGCCTTCCACTTATCTCCTTTTACAACGGCCGTCTGCAGTTCTAACTGCACCCCTTCCCTCCTTTTTACTTCCGCTCCCAACTGGTACCGTAGGTCTGCCAGCTTGTAACCCAACTCCCGGTAAATGGGTTGGATAATCTTTGCGGTGTCGGGCTCACACGGTTTGTATTGGGCCTTTAACTGCTGAACCTGAGCAAGCAGGCTACCTACCTGCTTCTGCAGCTTTGCTTTGCCCTGATCGATCGATGGTACCGGGTTCTGGGTATTCACGGCACCAAGTAAACTATCCACAAGGTCCTTTGCCTTTTGCGCTTCCTGTTCCAGGCTGTCGATCTGCCCGGTGTAGTCGATATTGTTTGCAGGGGTGTGCTGCTCGATATATGGAGTACCAACACTGTCAATGTTGGGCGCCAGCCTGGCCGCATGGGCCATCAGCTTATCCGGATGCTTGTTATAGTACCTTTCTGCACCTCGCGGGGTGGTGCAGCTGGCAAAGGACATAACAACGAAGGCAGCACAGGCAAGTACTGTCAATAGTAGCCAGGTCTTTGCTGGTATTTTATGTAGTTGCATATTTTACTTTAAGGGGTGAAATGAAAGGTGCCGGGCTATGTATAGGTACAATCGCCCGGTACCCTTACTTGCCATCGGCGATATCAGTCTTCACATCGATCACCTGCAGGATCTTCTTTTCCGTTTTGCTGAATGCCTTTTGCAGGATGGATGAGCCTACAAAGCCCACGAAGGCAAAGAAGAACTTCACGTAATCCATGATGATCGGGTTGAAGTGCACCACTTCGTCCAGGATCAACAGGAAGATGGCCACAGTGAGCACCGATCCCAGAATGGTCACCCAATCATCTTTGAAGTAATCGAGGGCACTGAATGGCTTGTTTGCAGCCTCGCTGCGCTGCTTGAGTGCCGGCAGCTTGATCACTGCGATGTGAAAGGCGATGCCTAGCACACCAGCCAGTACACACTTGAGGAAAAGGATGGTTGTCATATTGCGTTGTTTAGTTTACGATTTCAATGGTTCCGTAGAAGTACTTAAGCTGGTCGGCGATGATCACGGGGTGTGCCTGCACGAAAGCCGTATAGTACTTGCCCGAGTTGCCATGCCTTATCCTTTGCTCATCCTTGAATGCCGTCTTTGTGCTGATTGCCTTGTTCCATTTGGAACGCATCTCCAACAGGTCCTCTTCATGCACCAGGTTCTCATAGCCAAACTCCCGCACCTCGCTCAACTGGCAGGCAAAGAACTTCAGGAATGCATCGGAGATAAATATGCACGCCCCCTGCTCATCCATCCTGAACACCATCTGTGCGCTGCATAGCTCCTGCGCCTTCCTTAGGGCCTTATTCTCTGTCAGCACATCCTGCACAAGGGCCAGGGTGTTTTCAATCCTGCGCACGGCATCCTTCGTGGAGCTGCCGCCATTGTAGGCCAGCTCCTTTTTTATGCTTTCTTGTTCAATGCTGATCTTTTCAAGTAGGATTTTTTGGCCCACCAGAAGCTCGGAAAACTGCTTGCGCCACATCATTTTCTTAACCGTCCACAGCCATACGGTTTTTATATAGGTGAAGCAGTACAGGATGGACTCCTTAACCTCTTTGAAGTCCTTTACGCACTTCACCAGGCCATACAAAAAGATGATTGACCAACCTAAAGCCGCTGACAGTTGTGCAATGGTTAGCTGCTTATATATCATTGCACAGTCGTTGAAGTAGTTAGAACATAATCCTGCTTGTACCCTTTATTATACTGGGCGCCCCACAGATCGACGCTGTATGCCGCATCTGTAGTGTACCCGCCCGCCCTTGGATGTGTTCCACTGGGTATAAGACCTATGGTGTTGTTTACACCACTCACCTGGGTAGTGGTAGCGGGCGCCGTGATCCAAATGCGCTTCCAGCCACTTCCCGCATCCTCAATTCCTTTATCGATCAGGGATGAGCCAAAGGCAGTGATTGTGCTTGTTTGCAGGTCGAAGTTGGCAAAGGCCTGGCTGCCGAAACCGCTGTTGCCCAGGAAGAGCTGCACGTACCTGCGGTTCACATCTTTTACATAAACCGCATAGGTGTAGTTATTGCCCGCTACTGTTGCAGTACCCTGGACAATATGCTTGCTGCTGGTGTTGATGAGTGTTGTGGCCCTGTCAGCGGTTGTGGTGCCATCAGGCGCTGTGCTTGCATTGGCAGTAATGGGAACGTTTGTTTTGCTCCATACCGGATTATCAAACTCCTCGGAGTACAATACGCCATTTTCCGGAATGACGGGTCGGAGCTTTAGCAGCACCGGACCTGATGCAAGGCTTTTTTTCCGGGCATTGCCTGTGGTGCTACGGTGTTTTAGAGGGATCACACCGGCATAGCCAGCCGGCGGCCGCACGTTCGGCGGCGGATCATATACGAAGAGCGCCATAGACTCATAAGCACCCAACTTCATCGGGCCGGCACTGATCACTTCGCCATTATGCCGCATGTAGCTCCGCGGAAGCACAATGTTGCTATCCTTCCCATTTGGATTATAGATAAAGCGGAAGGCGCTTGCGATGGGTGTTCCAGCTGCAAATTTCAGTACAGCTCCGCGGCTGTTTTTATCATGGCCGAACAGTGTGCTCCATTGTGACAGGCTGTAGTCCCTGGCTTTTTCGCTTGCTGCTGGGTTGCCCACCTTCCGCCAGTTCCATATAACGTTGATCAGTTCGGCATCCAGTGATGTAGGCCGTATGTACCAGTTTGAATCAATATTGTTTCCGGAGTTGAAAAAACGGTCCGTTCCCCTTGGCTCATCCAACTTCCTGATCACAGCCGTATCGTCCCAAAGAGTGCGGAAGTATGCAATGAGATCAGTTTCACTGTAGGAAACAAAGAGGTTGCCTTTTATCACCAGGTTGTTGGTGGAATCGTCCAACTTGAAGGCCAGTGCAGCTGCGGTATTTATAACGTTGGCATCGTTCTCCAGTTTCAACTGCGAACTGCCGTTCCCTACCAGGAAGTTGCCCGTAAATTCAATGTTGTGATTATTGTGCAGGTAAAAGCCACCCCGGCTGCAGTTGGTAAATACATTACCGTAAAACCTCAGGGGGTTTCCCGGCCTGCCGCCGCTTCCATCATCAGTGTATCCACCATAAGCAGCACGGCTTGCAGTAAACTCGGTTCCTTGAAAGCTTGGGTATACACCTGCGCCATCAACAAAATTGTACCTGACAATTGTCCCTTCCTTGCTGGTAGAATCAAACGTGTACAGGCCCGCAACATCATCATTGCGCATGGCAAAGTTGGTGATGAAGTTGTTTTCAAAAAGGCAGTTACGTGAGTTGAATCTTATACCTGCCCACCCAACGGAGTCCACGCGGGCACCTCCTATATAATGGCCGCCAACGCCGCCACGTAAGCGTATGCCGGTCATCATGCTACCTCCCTGCTCTTGCCCTTGCATGCCGAAAAACAAACCTATGCGCTTTGTTAGGGGCCGGATCAGGGTCCACCTGCTACCCGTGCTGTTTGCGTCTATGCCGAAGTTCTGGCAATCGATAGCAGTGAAGTCAATGAAGGTGATATCAGAAACGTTCGCCTGTTGCATGGCGTCAACACCCTTGGAACCGCAGTAGCGAACAGTAACGCTGTCAAAGGTGTTGAAAGTGGAGGTTCCTGAAAAGGAGATACCATCCAAATTGGGCCCTTCAAACACCAGGTCCTCGAACTTCAGGTAAGAGCGGCCGGCAATGGACAAAGCATTATCAACCGTTGCGATCTTCACCGAGTCACCTACCGGGTTGTAGGTGCTGTACATCCATAGCTTTTTGTCAAAGGCTCCATTGTACCACCATTCCCACTGCTGATCAAGGGTGGCAGGGTGATTCAGAATATAATAGCCCCAGTTGTTGCGCATTTCGTACTCCTGGCCGCTGGTTACAATCGTTGACCTGAATCCATCATGCGTATGGCTGGTAATGGTGCCTGTGTCACTTGACCACCGCTGCCCTTTTGAAACAAGCCTTGCACCTGTCCAATTGGGTGAGGCAGAAAGGGCAGTATCATACAGAGTTGTTTTGCTGCCGGCTGGATGCGCGTCTATGAAAAGCCATCCATAACGAGCGGCATCTGCATTCGGGTACCTGCCCATAGGCGTGTTTTCACCCCGTACAGTAACCATGTGGGCAGTATTCAAGCCACTCACCGCAAGAGTACTGCGCCAGATATTGGGGCTGATCTCCTCCCAGCTTTCCACCTTCCGAAAGCCACTAATTACCGGCTGGCTTCCCCATCCGTAGGTACCAAAGTATAGCGGTGCAGACAGGCTGCCACCGGACCTGCCAATTGAAAGACTTCCATACAATGCCGGCTCTCCTCGGCGGAATAGTACACTGTCACTTGCGCCAAAGATGTTGCCTGAGGTTTTTGCAATCTCGGAAGAAACCTTACTTAATGTCCATGGCGATGTAGGGCTGGTACCGCTGTTTGTTGCACTGCCCCAGTAGCTCACATAATAAGTTGCAGCCTGGCTGTGGAGGCCAAAAAGAAGAAGGATGGTAGTAAGGAGGCGCATCAGTTAATTGTAAGTAATCGTTACACCAAAATCAGTGAGGGTTCCGCTGATTGCGGTTATCACCACCCAGATGAAGCGGCCCGGCAGAATGGTAGTGGATGCGGTGAGTGTAGCAGCTGCACCGCTTGTGCTGGTGGCAGCATGACTGGCCACAATGGTACCGTCTGCAACACCCCTATTTACACCGTATTCAATCCTATAGGTTACTGAAGGTGTGGTGCCTTGCAGCACTTCCCGTACATCCAGCACTGTGATGGTGTCAGCGGTGTACATCAGGTGATAGTTTACTGCACCGGTAGGCGTTCGCGAAAGGGATTGCTGGCTTATGGCCACTTTGCCTGGTATTTCTTCAGCCTTTATCAGGTCAGTTTTCCTACGAAAGCTATCCAAATTAGGCACTGGCCTGTTGTAAGCAGACAGGATCATCTGTCTTTCAGCATCGGAAAGCAGTCCAAAGCCAGCTTCAGCAAGTACAATACTTGCCCTGATCAGCCGGAAGCTGTCGATGGTGGTTTTGTCTGCCTGTGAGAGGCCAGCACCACCACGCCCTACAGGGATGGGAAAAGTTGTAGGCTCGGAAGGTAGTGTTCCTGACTGAGCATCTGCCAGGAATGGCAAAGACATGAGCAACAGTATAGGCAATAGCTTTTTCATGTGCTTAAGTGTTTTACTCGTCCAGTAAGGTTGATTGCTTGATTTCCTGCAGGCGCTTGATGCCCGCTTCTTTGATCTGCTGGCGGTAGGCTGCATACTTTGCCCTGAGCAGCATGATCTGCTCCATGATCCAAGGGTGTCGCATTGCATCGGGGAACACCTCCTGCAGTAGCGTTGCATTGAAGTCAGCAACAATGCCATCAGGCTTTGATAGCAGAAAAGCATAGGTGGCGATGAATTGCCCGTAGGTAGTGGCCACTTTAATCACTTGGTTGGAGTCTACCCCGTCCCACTTAGTTGCAACCCTCCGCTCATATGCCTGCTGTTGCGGATCAGTAGACTTTATAAGGTCGGACACATAGCCGTACTCCCACAGCTTCAGTCCAGTGATGTGCATGGTGTCTTTGCTGTAGTCATGTTCCGGTACCGCTAAAGTGTCAGATTGGGAGTTTGCAAATAGGTGGCAAACTGAAAGGAGCAAAAGAGTGATCAGGTATTTCATGGTTCGTATTTAAATAAGTTGTGTTTCTAATCGAGTCTGCGCCAGGATGAACCGTCTTTTACGAACTCATAGAACGTATTAGCCGGGATGCTAGTCATGGTGACAGCATCGTTAAGGGGTTGATTGGAAGTGATTGAAATGGGGGAAGATGTTGTGTTGCGAACCCTTAGCTTCAACTGATCCTGTGGGGCAGGGAATGCAACCGAGGTGGTGGTGCCACCCAAAAACACGATCTGCTCCAATGCCCCGGATGTTATCGTAATAGTTTGGGTGGTGTTGATTGCAGCTTGAGCATAGCCCATGAGCGGGCCACTTGCAAGCCCTTTGGTGCCGTTAGATACCACAACCCGGTTAGGTGTCAATGTTTTTACCGTCAGGCTATCTTCTATTTGCACACTACCTGCAACGTGCAGCATGGAAAAGGGGTTGTTGGTTCCTATCCCCACCTTGCCATCACCTCCCACCCGCATGCGCTCAAAGGTGTTGGTGTGGAACCGTATAGCGGTTGCATTTGGGGAATACAATCCAAAGTCTTTACCTGTATTTGTAGCCCGGTCAATACTTTCTATTACGTTCATGTTATACGTTGCGGAGTAGCCAAATTCTAGGGTGTTGGCACCGCTTGTAGCTACTGCAAACTTTTGCTGCGGGGCATTCGTACCCACTCCTAGGCGGCCTTCTATGTAAACATTGTTTGAAGCGTCCGCCGTGATAAACTTATGGTTTGCCCCTCCTTTACCTGCATAATATTCACCATCTGCACCTTTTTTGATTTGCCCATCAGCCAATGTGCCAACCGATCCTGTAGGGGTAAAAGTGAAGCTTGCTGCTTCCACATCATTTGTAAAGGTTGCTTTGCCTGCTGTTGTCAGCGTAAAATGATCGGTAGGAATGCCGCTACCCGTAGTACTACCAAATGCCCATCCTCCGGAACTGCCAAGCATGCGTGCCTGTGTTCTGCCTGTACCGGATGCGTTAAAAAGTTGCATACCGGGCAGGTTTGAAGGCGTTCCAAATCTGAAGGATCCAACTTCGGAGCCTGAACGGAAATACCATTCGCCAAGGCCATTATTTGTCAGCCTGTAGCGCAAGATTCCACCGCTGTACATATTAATAACTGTATCCCCATCCAGCGTTGAAATGTGAACCGTATTACCATCACCAGGAGCCGAAATAGGCCCTACCAAATACCGGGAAGGAATAGGCGGCAGGTCGGTGCTGTCAATAAGGCCCCATGAAGGTGGTGCAGCAGCCCCTGAATACGGCCCCCGAAAGAATGTCTTTGCAGCCTGCGCGGTAAAGCTTGGTTGCAATGTTGCCTTTAAACTATCCAGGGACTTGTATAACCGTCCCTTGGTAGCCAGGCCAGAAGTGGCCCCTGTGGTGTCAGCGGTGAAAGTTGAACCATTCAGGATAATGGGCAACCCTGCAGTGTACGTATTGCCCTGAGGTATGGTGGCCTTTAAGCTGTCCAGTGTTTTATATAACCTGCCCCTTGTGGCAATGGCAAAAGTATCAACCCTGGGTGTGCTGTCATTAACAGGGGTCAGGCCATAGCCTGCATTTACCCTGCGCAAATATTCTACAGCTGCCTGCTCATCTCCGGTATCAAATAACCACCTGAAATACACATTCCCATTGGCATCTTTGAAATCTATACCGGCAAGCTCTCCATTCACATAATATGGCTCCTGCTGTGAAGGCAGTGCTGCAATCTGCTGCTGTACCCACTGACCAGGAGCAACAAAAGGAACACCGAGCGCTGTAGATGTATCGCTTTTGTTGAACCCTCCCCCAACCTTCGCCCACCTGCCAAGTGTTGGCACCCATACTTCAAGGGTGCTATCCGATGCTGAGCCCTTGAGGTGTACACGGTTTTGATATTCAACAGGTATCTGCCAACTGCCGGAAGGGATGGCTAGGCCTTTGGAAAACTGGTTGTAATCGTACTCATACCAGGTAGGTATGCGCTGCGCCTTCTGTGCATATGCGCCAGCGTAAGCCAGCAAAAACAGCAATAGTATTTTCAGTCGTTTCATGTAGTTAAAATTTTACCACCCAGTAAATGCCCACGTTCTTTGGCCGGGCTTCGCTTCCGCCTTCATCTTCTATTGTAGCTGCTGTCCATTGCGCATCGCTCATAGAGGCCACCCGGTATTCACCTGCAGCGCCAGTGCTATCCACTGTTGCAGTGGTGCCCGCACCGCCGGACAGGTCAGAAGCCCTTGCAGCGGCTTTATTGAATGGCGCCTCAACGTGATTATGCTTCTTGTTTTGATCCCCCTGGTAGCCACCGGGATTGTTGTACGCCCTTTCGGTGTCGCCCGGTTTTATGCCACGTAGGAAAACCCCATCGAGGTTGGGCAAACGAAAAGTTGTTGAGCCATCGCCTGTAGTGAAGCAGCCAGCTTTATTTACCGGATCCTGCGCCAGTTGCTGCTCGGTGATCACAGCCGGGCCAAGTGTTTGGATTATAGCCCACAGCCGGGGGTACTGCTGTCGGAGTACCACCTGGCCGTTACATCGAAGTTCATCCTGGGCTATATTGTAAGAAGCGTAGGGCTTTGCCAGGCTTCTGTATGCGTTTGACAGGTCGCCGCCAATCACGTAGTAGCCATCCGCATCACGGAACAACCATACACTTTCGCCGGGCGAAAGCCACAGCTCGGTGAAGGCCGCGCCATTCATGTAGATGTAACCACCTGCAGGGGCTGCGATCCTGTTTTGAACATTATTGGAGATAGAGGCTTCCACCACTACCACGCTGTTGGCGGGCTGGGAAGCGATATCGGTGAGGGTAAGCGTAACCTGAGTTGCACCGGAGCGGAGTTGCTGCAGTTTACCTGCGCTTTCGGGGGTAAGGGTCTTGTTTGCAGTCACCTCTTCCACACCGGTAAACAGGCCACCGCCGGTACCGGTTACTACCGGGGCGCCGGGGTCGGAGCCTTCCATACGGTACAGCTGGTAGTCGTACCGCTCCCCTTCCTGCAAAATGTCGCCGGATTGTTTGAGCTTAAAGCCACCACCTGCCAGTACATCGAACTCCGCGGAGGTAAGCGGTCGGCCGTCCCTGCGGAGGAAAAACCTTTTGCCCGCAAGAGAAGGAATAGATGCCGTCTGTGTGCCCGCATCTGCCAGCGGCACGATGTAGATCATCGGGTCACCTTCCAACACTGGGGTAACAGTCTGGGAGCCACCGGTAAGGATTAGTGTGCGCAGGTCCTGTGCTTTCAGCCATACGGTCTTATCTGCACCGCTCATCCAAAGGGGTAGTCGATCATCGAGCGACAGCTCACCAAAGAGCGTGTACTGGGGCAGCTCAGGGATGCGCACCTTCCGCATTAGGGACTGCACGTAGGCTGCTATTTCACTTTCCAGTTGTGGCGATAAAGGCATCGCCGGTAAAGTTGGAAAATGAAAAGCCGCCTCATTGGGCGGCTGGCGTAAGTAGAGCAGTACTTATATTATTGCTTTCGATACAGCTTCCCCGTTGCTGTTTCCACAAGAACCTCAGCGAAACCCGCACCGCCTGGTGTTGTTGGCAGGAATGCAAAGCCATTGAGGGTGGCGTTGTTGGCAAGGGTCCTGCCAAGGTCAGTCACTTCCCGCCCGGTCGCCTGTGCCGCCTGCACGATCTGTTCGATGCGGCCTGCTGTTACCATTCCGGTAGCATCAGAAAGGGTAAGGTCGTAGTCCCACTCGTTTACAATGTTGCGGGTAAGGGCTGTGATGCGGATAAGCCTGCTGATGCTTAAGTCGGTGTCTTCAACAAACACAACATCGCCAACGAGGAGCACCCGGTCACGGTGTTTCAGGAACTTGGGATCAGAAAGGGCGGAAAGCTTTACCAATGGCGATGCGCTCGCGTCAAGGGTTTGCCGGGCAGCCTCCAAAAGCTTCTTCTCCGCCGCCTCCACATAGGTCGCGGGCATGAGGATATCCACCAGCACGTACTGATCGCCCACCTGTGGTCGGAGCAGGGTTGATGGCACATCCATCTTTCCTTCCTGCTTGTTTTTAAGAAAAGTAAAGCGCCTGGTTGTGTGGTTATAGGTTGAAAGGTCGAAGGTGTAGCCCTGTAGCTGGCCAGTGTTGAAGGTAACCTTCGCGGTAAGGCCTGGCGGCAGCTGCGTATTCAGGTCAAAGTCCATGGTTGTATCGGAAAACTCAAACGGGTTGAGCGCATTTACGCCTGTAACAGTACCGGTTCTGTTTGGGTAGATATCTTCAAACACCACCACTCCTTCGCGGATGCCAAAGGCCGCGGTGTTTTGCTCTATGTAATCATCTGCGCCAAACATGCGGAGGCGGGAAGAGAAGTTGCGGTATGCCGCTGGCAGGTTTTTCTCTGATCCGTAGGCATACAGGCGGGTGATCAGGCCACCCTCGCTGGCATTGATGCGGGAAAGCTCTCTAAGGCCTTGGTTCATGCCCTGGCGGTAGGTGTGCCCCGTCCTTCGCTCCAACTTACCCAGGTTGATAATGCCGCCATCAACCCAGAACTCGGTACCAAAAGCCTCAGCAACCCTGGCAAGGGCATTCCACACTGTTTCCTTTGCAAAAGACAGGTTTACATGAATGGTGGCAGGACAGGCACCCGCTTGCCACCCGGTGAATACCCGGTTCATATTGCCCACCAGCAGTTGCAGAAAGTCTTGCGCCGTACCGCGAAGGGTGAAGTCCGTCTCCGTGAGCGTGTTTACTGATCCAAGAAACAGGAACTGCACCCTCGAGAGATCATAGGCGCTGTCCTGCATCTGCATGGTGTACTCATACAGGTTGGTGCCCCGCTTTTTGATCTGTGGCAGGGTGTGTAAGGTATAGCGCACGCCAAACACCTCGCACCAGTCGCTGATTTGAAACTGTGCCAGGTAGGAAAGCCGGAACTGCAGCGATATTGCGCCCGGCTGCATGAGCGCCTGGTTAACAGTGCTGCTCTCTTCCGGCTTGATCACGGTAAAAAGGTCAGCACCTCTTTTAACTTCTATTTTGTCCATGCCCTTAAGTGATTATGAATGCGCCGTCATCGGCAATTATGTGGGTGTCCTTGCCATCGATGGTTGGATTGGCCTCGGTGAATGTGATGCCAAAGGAATGCAGCACACCGCCATCACCCAGACCATTGAGCTTACCACCGGGCAGCTGCTGGTAGGTTGTGCATTCTTTGTAGTACACAAAGTAGCTGCGGCCGCCATGTGCAGTGATGGAAAGCCTGCGGAGCCCCGGCTGGATAAGCCTTGCCAGCAGCGCCTGGTGCTTTTGGAAGAACTGCGCTTCACTGTCTGCCACCATTACGCACTGCAGCGTACCGGTACGTGCCTGCAGGTACACTTTGGAGAGGTCCACATCGATGCCGTTCTGGTCTGGCCAGTCGTGGGAGATGGCAGGCTTTGCCGCGGGAAAGCGGAGAAAGTCGGCACTGCCCAATTGAATAATCAGGCCGTACGCCTGCCATAGATCCACTCCATCGAGGTAGTAGTATCCGGATAAATCAACCATTGTGAGTATTTAGGTAATGTGAATGGTGCGGGCACCGGTTTCGTATTGGTCAAACTTGCGCACAAGCGTTCTTAATTCCGATGCAGCCGATGCAGTATTGATCTCGATCTGCTGGTGTACGGCAAGCGCCATCTGGCCCACTTTCAGCATCTCCAGGTTGGTAATGCGAAGGCCGCCAAACTGACCAGCCAAAAGGTCCGCCTGCTGTTCAGTGATGCCTTTTACTGCACCGGTGAGCGAGTTGGGACCTGATGCGCCGCCGGCAACACCTGCAAGGCTTACCCCTGTGGCCTTTTGGATTTGCTCTGCAAACAGGGCTGCATCCTGGATGGTTTTATTAATGCTGTCGGTAAAGGATTGCACCTCGCCTGTATCAAGACCACCACCGCTCTCCGCATCCTTTGCAAACTGTTCATACAGCTTTTTGATCGGCCCCTCTAATGCCTGGTACTTCAGGGCATTGAGCATGGCCTTGCGGATAATATCCTCTGTGCTGTCTGCGAACTGCTCCACAGCGGTAAAGCCATTAGCAAAGCCGTCAACGATGGTATCGGTAATGCTGTCGGCCGTGGTCCCGGTGAATATCTGTGCAGCCTCTGCCCTGTTTTCGTCCAGCAGCCTGTCTATATCAACGCCTTCCTGCTTGATCTTCTGCAGTTGCTCAAAGAGTTCCTTTGCCTTGCCTGTCAGTTGGCCCTGGGTGAATAGCTTTTCCAGCTCCTCGAAAGATTTGCCGGCAAGGGAAGCGGTGATATCGCGGGTGCGGGTACCAAGACCAAGGAAGCCGCCCCGCTCGACGGTCTTACCAATTACTGCCGTTTGGTTCTGCAGTTGCTTAAACAGGTCCTGGTACTGCTTGGATACTGCCTTTTGCTGCGCCTCCAGCAGGTCCTTCTCTTTTGTGAGTCCCTGCACCTTCAGGTCATTAATGCGGGCTTGCTCGCGGGCCCTTTCGCGGTAGATGGCATTAATCTCCTGCTCTCCCTTCTTTATGGCATCCATCCAGCTTTGCGCATCCGCCTGAGCGGCCTTGCGCTGCTCCTTGGCGGTTTTGAAAAAGGAAACAATGGAGGTCACCACACCTATGGCGGCACCGGCAATGCCAAGGCCTGCGCCCACCTGCCCTACCGTGTCGCCGGTTTCCTGTGCCTGCTTGAAAGCCTTGTATTGGGAGGCGGCATTCACCAGGTTGCCCGAAACATTTGCAAGCAAACGGACAGATGCTGCAAGCCCACCATTGATACCTTCCACGGAAGATGCCACAGCATCGAAGCCCTGGCGGAGTTTATCCACACTGCTGCCAAACTTGTTTGCTTCATCTACCCCATCGGCCGTTGCCTGCAGCAGGCCTTCCGCTTCCTGGATGGAGCTCTCGACATCGAGCTTCATCTTGGGGGTAAGGGTGGTACCTTCCAGTTCCTGCTTCAGTTCCGCAATACGTTGCTTGAGGTCTGCCCGGTTGAAGGAAATCAGGTTTTGTCCGAGCTTCTGGTACAGTGCGCCGTTTTGAATCACGACCGCCTGTGCGTCACGTAGTGCTGTCTCCCGCTGAGTGGCCAGGGCTGCCAGTGCGTTTTTTAGTTCTTCGCCTTGCAGTCCCTTTTTGGCGATGGCGACCCGCTCATTGTACTGCATCTCGATTGCAGCGGCCCTTTGTTTATAAGTAGCAGATATCTGGAGAATGCGGGAAAGCTTATCAATCTCCTCCTGGTACAACTTATTCTGTTCTTTGCGCTGGGCATCGGCAATCTGGGCGGCCAAAGTCTTGTACTTTTCCATATCGCCCACATTGGCAACCCCTAAAACTACTTTGGGTGCCACCTTCTTAAATTCGGCCTGCAACAGTTCCAGGTAAGTGGAAAAGCCCTGCGCCTGGTCGCGGTACATATCGGCTGCGGCCAGATCGCCTATCTCTTTTTTGGCTTCCTCATACCGCTCGAAAATGACCTTCTTTGCCTCCAGGCTTTTAGCATAGCGGGCAGCATCTTCCTTCAGGTTCTGGTTGGAAAGTTCAAGTTGGCGGGACCGCTCCAAAGCTTGCACATCAGACTGGCCAATGCCTGCGGTTTTGGCCTTCTTTGCCTTTTCGTTGAACTCGGCAATCTTGCGGAACATGGCATCATAACGCTGAATTATAGCATCCAATTCCGACTGCTCCTTCAGCATTCCCGTCTGGGCGGCATCCCTGCGCATATCTGAAATAACCTGCAACAGGTCTTTGCGCTCCTCCAAAAGCTGATTTTCTTTCTTCTGTTCCGTCTGTGCCTGCTTAGCGGCAGCCTTCTGGTTGCCAGTGATGCGGAGCTTTTCAGCTTCCAGGTCGTTGATCTTCTTTTGGAACTGCTCATACTGGGCCCTGCTGGTGGATGCGTTGCTTTGCAGTTCTTTTTGAGCTTTAATCTCCGCATCGATGATGGCAACAGTACGCGCTTTACTTGCCTGGTTTTTCTGGTCCCCAATCAGCTGCTCCTTGATCACATCGGCATAGGCGGTGTTGATTTGCTTTATACGATCATCAAAGGCCTGGTTGGTTTCGCTGATCTGCGATTGCAATTCCTTGAGAACAGGATCCTGTGCCCTGACATTGACGGGCAGGGCCTTGGTAGCTGTTTGGCGCTTACTGAGCTTGTCCTGCAAGTCCAGCAGTTCCTGTGCCCTTTCATCTTCGATCTTATCCTTTGCCCGGCCAACTGCCTGCGCCTTGGCTTTGCGGTCAAGTGCTGCTACGTACAGATTGATGGCCTCGGTACCTTCTTTGGTTTTGAGTTTGTCCAGGTCAAGATTGCCAAGGTACTCTGGAGAAAGCGCATTGATCTTGCGCATGGCCGCTTCCCGGTCGGCCTTGCTCTGGGTTTCATCTTTAGCAATGGCAACAAGGCTATTCAGTGAGTCCTTTTCCTTAGCTATTGCTGCGGCCGCTTCGTTGCTGATCTTATTTAGATCTTCCTGAGACTTGGCAGCTGTGCTTGCAGATTTGGAGAAAACATATAATGAAGCAGCAACGCCTGCAACCAAAGCCGCAACTGCAACTGCCGGATTTGCAAGCATTGTGCTATTTAGGAATGCCATTGCTTTCTGGGCGATCCCCGAAGCTCCTGCTTGAAGTATTTGAGCAGCGGTGAGGCTTCTTGTAGTAACCCCTAAAGTAGTAGCGGCAACATTGGTTACCATGAGGGCTGCCCGGTAGGTGCCATAAGTAATAACAAGCACCTTGATAATATTAAGCACCGTCTCATAGCTTTCAACCAACCCTGTTGCTGCACTGATCGCTCCAGAGAACACACCCTCATTGCTCTGGCCAATCTCGTTAAGCATGCGATCCCATGCATCTGACAGATTAGACAGTTGGCCTACAAGGGTTTTACTGATTGCGTCAGTGGAGCCGGACACTCCTTGGAGATCACCCAGTGAGGTAATGTATTCGCGGATTGAGGCTGAAGTGAAATCTACCTGCGTCTGTACTCCTTTGAAGGTAAAGAGAACCTGATCGCCTGCTTTTTCAGCTCTAATGCCCACGCTTTTTAATCGATCGAACTCGCCTGTTTGGGCATCCAGAATGGCCTCAGCCAACTGATCGAAATTCTGACCGGTGGAAGCTGCCAAATCGCCGATCTTTTCCAATTCCTTTCGGGTAGGCGTAAAGCCTTGGTTTACTAGCTTCACGTAAGCGCCGGCTACCTCCTGAAGTTGAAATGGCGTTTTTGCTGCATAATCCGAAAGCATACCAAGTGCATTCCTTGCCATGTCAGCATCACCCATGGAGTTGGTAAGCACGGCCTCAAGTTTCTGGAACTCCCCCCGAACCCGTACCAGGTCGCTGATAAACTGAGTGCCAGCTTGCAGGGATAGGTAGGAACCAATAGCAACAGCAGTCTTTCGGGCATAGTTTTCAATTTCAGCTCCCTGCTTTTTAACACCGCCCGTTATATTCTTAAGTTGGGCTTCCATCTTTTTCATCTCAGCATCGAACTGAGTTCCATCAATGGAACTCTCAAAGGCTAATGGGCCGCCGTTTATCTGTAGTGCCATGACTGCAAACTATAACGCCATATTTTCGGCTGGAATATTACATTTATAACTCAAACCCTACTTACCAAAACAGACAACTCTTATGAGCGAAGTAAAGTGCCCTAAATGCGGAAGCAACCAAATATCTGCTAACAAAAAAGGGTTTTCAGCCGGTAAAGCTGTTGCTGGAGCCGTCCTTGCCGGGCCGGTTGGATTGGCAGCTGGAGCTATTGGCAAAAATAAAGTGGATATCACATGTCTTGCCTGCGGCAATACATGGAACCCTGTGCAACTTGCCAAGGATCAAGAATTAAGACAGATGGGTGTTGAACGGGAATGGCGAAAATCATTTATTGCGGCTTTTGAGGCGAAAGACTTGGAAAAAGCACACGCTATTTATGAAAAGAAATATGGAGAGCCTCGAGAAGGCTGGAGCCTTGAAATTGAGTATGCAGCCCAGAAGAAAACTGAAGATCGCCTGGAGGCCTTCACTAATGGTGTTTATGTCTGTTTTGGCCTTATTGTCTTAGCGATTATATTTTACCTTATTTATTACTAATTATTTGTAGCTGCACCAGGTGGAGGACTGGGTGAAGAGAAGAGAGAAGGTGCTGCAGTTGATGAATAAAGCTAGTTAACACTTAACCATACCAAAACCATGAAAAAGTTCACCCTTTCGCTACTACTTGCTTTTCCTTTCCTTGTAAATGCTCAGTATTTAAGAGGCACCTTTTTTATAGTTGCATCTTGCAAAAATGGTATTGTTTTAGGAGTGGATTCCCGAGCTTCGATTGCATATGACAAAAATGGCAAGCCCCATGATGTTGCCTATTATGATAGGTTTCAAAAGGCTTTTATTATCAAAGACTTTGCTGCCATTTTTAGCAACCAGACATCATTTAATTGGCTTACAATTAGCCATTACGTTCAGCAATTTCAAAAATCAATTCCAGAAAAAGGCAATATTCCTGAACGCATAAAACAATGGGAGGATTATGCAAGAAAGAATTTAGGTGGTGGGGCTTTAAAAATTTCAGTTTTATTTGCCAAGTATGAACAAGGTCAGCCTCAGATTGGAATTTTAGATGGACCTAATCGAGGGTTTACAGGGCCCCAAGCATTTGTTACTAACGACCGCACTTACGACTTTAGGCCAACTAGGTATTGGGAAAGAAACACTAAAGAAGTTGCCCAAATGATTGAACAATCAATTTACAGTTATGCAAAACAGAAAAACAAAACAAAGACTGTGGGAGGTCCCATAGCTGTTATTAATATCACTCCTTTAAACTCGATAACTTGGCTTAGCACGTTCAAGTTTCTGAAAATTGATTCTTCTTTAGATGCTATGGTAAATCCTAATAAATATGGCATTGAAGTTCATTACAACTCTGAAGCAGATAAAAAGGAGCACTTTGAATATGTAAAGAAATTAAAGGAAATTTTGAAAGGTTAAATCAGAAAAAAATCAAAGTATCGACATAATACACAGCGATCCCTGAAGGCGTTACGTATTTTTTGAACTTTGGCACTGGAATCGAATTGCGGTACATACATTTTGTCTGAACCCTCTCAAAGTCATCAGGGTACACGCAAATATGTTTAGTATCCGATGTGTGATATATAATCATTCCAGAAGGTAATACTTGCCGATACAATTTAGAATCTGGCTGTACATCCTTATTGCAACTAGTAAGTGCCAGAACAAAAACCAAATACAATATTCTTTTCATGACTGATACTTTGTAATTTTAATCAGTCATTTCCTTTTTAGTTGAGCACTGTTCGCGCAGTGCTTTTTTATTGCCCCTTCCCCATCATCCCACTGGCCATGCCCATAAACTCTTCGAGACTACCAAAACCGGTAGTCTTTCCTTTTTGTACCTGCACCTGCTCTTCCTCATCATCGCCAAAGTCATACTCCGGCATGGTGGCAAGCAGCAGCTGGACATTTGCCCAAGACAACTCCCAAAGGACATAATCAAGCGTCCAGTGGAAATGGGCGGCTACACTTCCGCACTGTTCCCAGGGACTTGTGGGCTCGTCATCGCGGGGGCGGGGCTTTCGCTTTTTTGCGTCCCGCTGTCTAATACGTTCGCTCCGCGCATCAAGACGATAGTATGTAAAAAAGCCTGAACGTTCATCTGCTTCATCACCATCATTACAACAGCCAATAGCTCGTTGGTGTCCAAGCTCCAGTGTATGGTTTCAGCAAGGCTTCTTTTAGGGCCAGCTTTGGTGTTGGTGATGGCAATGGCAACAATGCGGCAAAAGTCGAATGCATGTTCCTGTACTACCTGGTGGGTGATTTCCAAAGGCTCACCGCTATCTTCTTTTTTCTTTATTGACAGCAGTATTTCAGAAATGCGCACCAGGTTGCCAAGTGTGGTGGAAGGAATGGTGTAGGTCCTTGTCTTCTTGAAGTGCTTTGGTAAATACCGGCTCAGCAGCTTTTGAAACCTGGTGCGGGGCGCCACCTCAAAGGTGATCTCTATTGGCTCCTGCGCCAGTACCTGGCCGTGGTTGGTAGGTATCTCACTCATATAGTTGGTTTACGGCAAAGCCCCTGCACTGATGGAGGGGCTTTGGTTGTGATGTATTGGCGGGAAGCCTTACGATCCTGGATAAGTGATGGTCATTGCCTTTACACCCGCTTTGGTAGGTGTGAGCACGGTACCGGACAGGGTAACCTTGCCGGCGTCTGCTTTGGTCATTACCCAGTTAAATGCAGGGAAGACATTCAGGCGGGCAAACAGCAGCTTGATGCCGGTGGAGTCCGTCAGGCGTACCGTCCAATCCTTTGCTTCAATCTTATCGGGCAGGGTGTACACATAAGGATCGGCGATAGTGCCGGTGCCAGTCTTGGTGCCGCCAAAGAGCTTTACCAAAGTATCAGGTGCAACATCCAGGATTTCCCAGTTTACGCGCATGGCGCCACTGGTGCGGTTAGAAATTACCGGGTCGGTTTTTTCCTCCACAAAAATATCTGTGGTTTCGCCCTGCTCATTGGCGATCGACATGGAGCCGATGGATGTGGAACCCAGTTCGGTAAATGCAGTTCCGAGACCGCCATCACCGGCAAGGGGTGCCAGTTCTACTTTTGCAAGGCCTTGGGAGTAATTAGCCATTTTGGATATGCTTTAAAGAGTTGTAAATGTTGTTATGGGTTGAGTGCGTACACCCGCACCCGGAAATTGATGTAATGATTGTCGCCTTCATCGTCCTTTATCAGGCTTTGTGCTTCGATGCTGTAGTCCGTTCCATCCTGGTACCAGCTTTTGAGCGTCTCAACGGCCATATCAGCCAGCTCGGAGAGCCTTGCCGTGTTGGGCTGCAGTTCGGGGCCTTGGGCGCCAATGGTGAGCTTCAGGTCGGGTACAAACACATTGATGTTGATCAAACCCGTTTGCACCTGTTCTGCGCTTACCGGAAGGGAATTGATCACAACAGCCTCACCTGCCCAGCCTTTCGGCTTTTGGTATTTGAACACGCTACCACTTACCACCTGGGCCAGCTGGGAAGCCTTTACGCGCTCATATGCCTTATCGACAAAGTGTAGTGTTGTTTTCATCTTCCCTCAGCAGTTTTCTTAGTGATCCTTTCCATTGCTTCCTTCAACCTGGCCACAGCTGCTGGTGCTGATCCACTTAAAACATCATAGCCTTTGCTTTCCACTGCTGCAGCGTAATCCATGCCGGCTACAGCTATGAGCACATACCCTTTCGGGTATTTAAGAGCCAGCTCTGCGAGAACTCGATCAGCACTTGCTTTTCCACCTTCCCTTGGGCCGGCGTAACGGATTTGCTGGCCGTTTTTCATGATAATGTAACCAATAGAGTTGCGCAAATCTGAGCTCTGATCTTCGTATGAACCATCGGTTCTTGCATCGGCAATGAAGTATTCGCCTACACTTTCAAGGGCAGAAATAACCTTAGCCTCGATTTCTGCCATGCGCCTTTCCAACTCCGCCCTGATCTGGGCATTGTTGAACTTAGGTGTTATAGCCATGCCCTTGCATTTAACTGGCCCCGGGAAAAGCGTTTAACAGTACCTGTGAATATCTCCGGATCCTGGCCATCCCTTTGGATGGTAACCGTTACCGAAGCCCCTTGCGGAAGCTCCGGGCACCTTTGCGGCAGGTAAACAGCGGAGGCGTAAGAGATCAGCGCCCCGTCCACACCCATGATCTGCGCATTGCCGGAAGCAGGCTCACACCTGCAGGAGCTTTGCACTGCCTCACCCGCCACACCTTCCACCCAGTTGCCCTGGCCATCGCGGGTAGCGGTAGCGGAGGGCGTAAAGGATATCAGGTCGGGGTATTGGCTTACCATGGGTTTACGGCTTTGATTGTTGGCGCTCCGGGATCAGCAACGTTCCACTTGGTATAGATGGCAGCAATACGGGCCTGGATAGCACCCGCATCGAAGCGAACCGAATACCCGCCCTCGCTAACAGACGGCCGCGCAAGCGCCTTTGTAAGAGCTGCCGCAACGGCCATATCCACTGCCTGCTCATGCACTGCTGCACTGTAGGTAGCGGAAGCATCAAGGCCCTTATCGGAAAGGATCTTGCCCGCAAGTGTATTACTTACCGGTACGTCTTCCATTTCTGCGATAAAGGCCTGAATGATGGTCATGCTAGTAAAAGGGGGTTATCCTTACAGGATTGCTTTGAGCAGGTACACACTGTCGATGGTGGTGAACGCAGGGAATGCGATCAGCTCCGCCTTGGTATACTCGCCAAAGGGTTCGTTTTGCTTCCACTTGGAGATCAGCGCACGGTTGTAGTTGGCATACACTACCTGGGGAATCGGCGAAATGCGCTCGATAGAAACGGCATTCTTGATCTCACCAAGCTGGCCGGCGGGCACAAACGACACGACGCTGGTATCGAAGGGGTTTACGGTAGTGATAGCGCCGTCTTTCTCTACACCGATCTTGCGGTTTACCAGCTCGATCACAGGCCAGCCGTTGGCAGCCAGGAGGCTGTTTACAGCTTCCAAAGAGATCAGCACGTTGCCGGCTTGCTTGGTGCCCATAGCGTTACTCACCAGGCTCTTTACCTCTGCGATCTGGATGAACTTCCACCACAGGGAAACATCCATCAGCATCTTTTCGAAGGTGATACCACGGGTAGACGCTGCCTGCACGATGGCAGGGATGTCTTCGCTCAAGGGCTTTGCAGAGGCTGCAGTTGCCCAGGTAACAGAAGCATTCACCTTGTTGCCGGCAGGCATCAACAGGTCGATATCGTCATACACCAGACCGTCGGGGTTGGTGGTGGCGTCTACCTTCACCTTGCCGGTTGATACAGCCTGCAGGCACATCATGTCCACACGGCTGTCAACGGAATCACCAACACGCTTGATATCGCCGAACATGAAGTCCAGCAACTGGCGTTGCTTGGTGGCATCATCTACGCCGGTAAGTGATTGCAGGGTCAGGAAATCGCGGTAATCGCTTTCCGACATTTTTACCTTTTCAGAGATTTTGGCAACCTCACCGCTGTACTTCTCAAGGGCGGGGCGGCTACGCAAGGGCGCAGCGGCATCGGTGGAGATTACAGAGGCGGCAGCTTCAATGCGGCTGCGGCCAATGGCGCTTGTGTAGGTCAGGCCCATCTGCGGGGGCGCAAAACCAAAGTATCGGGTGTACCAGGGCTGTGCAAACTGATCGAGCGAACGGTCGATCATCAGCTGCATGCGGTCTGCGTAAGCCCCGAAAATAGATTTAACTGCGGTACTCATTGTTTAGTTCCTCCGTATACGTTTTTCGGGGTTTAGAATGAATTGGAGAAGGTGATGCGGGGCATCTTGGCCTTAAGGGCTGCAGATACTGCAGGTCCACGGCGGGCGTAGATGGTACCGGCGATCACTACATCGAGGGTGGCACCTACTTCGATCTTCACATCCTCATACAGGAGACCTGCGGGGGTGTCGGTGTCGGCGGTGGTAGGCTTCGCCTTGCGGGTAGCCTCATCGATTACGATGGCGGTACCGGCGGCAATGGTGTTGCCCAAAGTAAGGCCAGTAGTATCCAGCACAAAACCACCTTGGGCGGTCTGGTCTACCTTCTGCCATACGGGAACGCCGCTGGAAAAAGTTGTTTTAACAGGTTGAAGTCCCATTGTTTGAATTAAGTTTTATCTGTTTTTTTGCTTGGACCGGCCCATGCGTCGATTGCGGCATCTACGGCAGCGGTTGTAGCTGCAGGAGTGCCAGCGATGGGCGGCTGCCCTCCGGTAAGAGTGGTGGCGTTGGTTTCCTTCTGGAAGTCCGCAAAGTCGGCAGCGATCGTATCCACGAAGCTGTCAAATTCATCGTCCTTAGAAGGAAGGGGGCGGCCACGGTAGAAGGATTGCGGCACGGACTTCAGCTTATCATGGCCCTGCAGGCGCTGTTGCATCGACTGGGTACGGTCCTTGGTTTCAAGTGCCGATACTTTGTCGAGCAGTGCTTTTGCCCAGGCTGGGGTGTCGTCCGTTTGGGTGGCACCTTGCTGGTTGCTCTGCTGGCCTTGCTGTTGCTGATTGTTTTGCTGGGAAGATTGCTGCTGGTTGTTCTGCTGCTGTTGGCGGTCCCGTGCGGCTTTTGCCCGCTGGTAATCGTCAAAGGCTGCGATCTCCTGAAAGGGTTGCACCTCGTTCAGAAAGTTCAGCTGCTCATCAATCCCTGCTTCGTCCGTGATCTTCGCGCTCAGTTTGTCCGCAATGGCGTCCAGCCTGGCTTGTGATAGGTTCACGCCTGGGAAGAGTTCCTTCAGTCGTGCTTTGATCTTGTCCTTCATGTCCTTGTAAAGAGCTTTGTTTCAATTCCAAAGCTATACAGGGCATATGTGGGCTTTTTTGTGATGGGTATAAGACCGACGCTTCTTACATTTAAGCTATGCTACAACGTGCCGGTGATTTTGACGAATGGGAGCTTGCAGAGGCTGCAAGGAAGTACATACCGATTTACAAGAAGGGTGAAGTGTGTAAGGTGCCCTATAAGGACCTGCCCACAGGAAAGGTGAAGCATGTAGAGTTTTACCTAGTGGATGGCCAGTGGCTGTATGTGGATAATGATCAGGAGGAATAAAAAAAGCTAAAAACTAATTATTCATATGATTGTAAGACTAAGCCTTTTAGATCGCAAGGAATCATTGCAGTACACTATTTACAGTGATGTTTATATTGGAACCAGTAATGGGTACAAACAAGTAGGTACAAGCAGATTGTTCAAAAATGACAAAGGGAACTTCGTTGCAGAACTTAGTCTAACAGAGGCTGTTGATTTGGATTATTTTTTTTATTACCGAGGCGCAACTGACAATGATGGGGTTTTTATTTTTTCCGGCATTGACTTCTTTGAGAATCAACAAAAAAACACAAGTCCCACGAGGCTTAGGGAGATGATTATTGAAGGGTAGAGTAACATTAGCTATTATTCTACATATTGCGGATTATCCTGCATCCAATAAGGCTCACTACCCCACCCTTTCACCCGCTCCCGGTTCTTTTCCAGCCATTCGCCAAGGCCAGCCGGGGGTGTTTCTATCTTTTTCACTTCCGGCGCCTCACCCAAGCCAAGGATGGAGTCTTCATACTTGTCGTACTCCGCATCGCTCATCTGCACGGCAACGGCATGGCAGAGACATTGGGGGTGCCAGCCTGACCACTTAAACTCTTTTGGATACTTGCCCTTCAACTCATCGCAGATATCGTAAACAGGGTGGTTATTTGATAGCCTGATCTCAATGCCTGTCACAAACGGGATCTGCTGCCAGCGTACGTGATCAGCAGTGCGGTAGGCCATGTTTTGTTCCGTCCTGGCTACGCGAAGTGCATTCTTATAGGAACTACGGTACACACCCCTACCCGGCTTATAGTTCCGGGCAGCCTCCGACAGCTGGAGCCTGCCTTGGTGGTCGCGCACCCGACGAAAAAGGCGATCCGGCTCATTGAGGTACTTACGCAGGTCACTGGCCATGGCAGTGGCACTCTTACCTTCCGACACACCCAGCCCCAAAGCTGCTTCCATCTCCGTGCGGAAGTTGTCCAGCGTGTTCCATACCCGGTCGGACAGGTTCAGGCCATTATCCGTGCGCTCCACAAAGGCACGCCGTGCCCCGTCATTAGCATCAAAGAGTATCTGCTTGGCAGCCTCGCTCGGTTTCCTGCCTGCAAGCCTTCTATCCACCAGGATATCGTTCTTTTCGCTACTCAGGTCCCATCCCAGGTTGATGCCGTTGATGGTTGTGGCATACACGGATGCATGCAGGCGCTGGATGATGCGGCTGATGCGATTGGAAAGGCCGGGATAATCTGCCAACTGGAAAACGGTACCGTCTGCAGCCGTGATGGTAGAGGCAAGCGGTGTCACTTCGAGGATTGCGGACTCGAAGGCCTGGCGGATCCTGCGCTCGGTGTTTCTAACCGAGCGCAGATGCTCTTGTTCATATTGATCTTGCAGGTCGGGCATGTTAATAAATTCGCATTACAAGTAGAATGATCAGCAGCCACAACAAGACACCTAAAATCAGCGCGGCTATTTTGTATTTGTTCCATTTCATTGAGGCATTTTTTAAAACGAACCGCATGGATTTTCAAGCTTATCAATAATCGCGGCTGCCTCCATTCGCATTTATAATGCCACTAATTCTTAAGGATAGCATATGAACTATCCTATTATGAAGTTTCTACCGCTGATCATCAAGGGTGTTTCCGGCTGCTGTTCAGGTTCGGTATAAACCGAGTAGGTGGCCGCATTCATTATGTCTGCCGCTGCACGGTAGCCAGCATCGCTTTCATGCAGCCCATCTACAAACAGGCTGTCTCTATTGGACAAGGCTTTAAAAGCGGTGTACACATCAATGTAGATAGTACCCTTTGCGAGTGCTACCTGCCTGATGGCTTCATTGTATGCCTCATGGCGTGAAACAGTGCCGTGAGTGCCGTAACCTGTCGGGGCTATGTAGTTTACGGTGGGCAAAATAATATCGGCATAAGCCCACCCCTTACTGCTAACCGCATAATCTACCACCTCCGAGAGCTTTGTCTGAAAGGCTGTAGTGGCGTAGCTTGCCGGGTTGCCTCTCAGGTCATTGGAGCCAAAGGCAATCCATAGCTTGCCAAACTCGGTCCCTTTTGCCGGGATAGTTGTTTGGTCAAAGGGGTTGGTGCCGCCAACATTTTGCAGGTACATGCCACTTACCCCATAGTTGTACTCCACGCCGTTGCTTTCGCTGGCATGGAGGAAAGCCCACCGCTTTGTATAATTGGAGGCGCCCACGCCTGCCGTGCGGCTGTCACCCATGAACGCAACCCTTTTACCTCCGTAGTTTATTGCCATGTTATGCCAGTTTAGAAGCGGTGCCTTGTGCTACGATTTCAATTGCAGCAATGTTCACCTGGTCAAATACAACAGTGTGAAGTATGGTTATTTGCCCGTTACTCACTACAACGTTGTGGCTGCGTATCAGGGCTTTGTTGGCCGCTCCTGCTGTGCCGTACACGTTCAGGTTGGTATCTACCGCCGTTCCGTTGATGGTAACATTCACCCCGTTTGCATTGGTGTTGAATGACCGGTAGTGGATATGTACCGTGTAGTTGCCGTTCAGAATGGATGGGAAAGAGTGTGTGATTGCATTGGATGTTGCAAAGCGTACAGATTTATAGGCATCCTGATAAGAAGTGCCGGTAACTGCGCCTGCATCCGTGTAGGTACTACCACCTGAAGCGTAGGTATCCGCTTCAAACACTTGTCCGTTGAAGGTGGTAGTACCTGAAGTAAGGCCCACATCCACAAACTTGGAGGTTACAGCGCTTGCAGATGCAATTGTTACACTTATGTCATCAGTTTTAGTTCCGCCTGCATTATCAGTTACCGTGCACCGGAAAACGTAAGTGCCGGCAACCATCCCCGTTACATTGGTTGTTGCAGCCGAAGGGCTTGCAATGGTTGGTGTATTTGGACCGCTTACCCGGGTCCATGCGTAAGAGGCAATTGTGCCATCGCTATCGGAAGCCGTTGCAGTAAGTGTAGTCGAAGTGGTGCCGCTGGCTAAATTCTGATCGGTACCACTGTTTACAGTAGGTGCAACATTTGAACTACCTCCACTATTAGCCTGAATAAGGGCAATCAGGTAGCTATCCTTAAAACGGAAAAGACCCGTTCCCGCCTCAATTTCGAACTGTGCCCCGCTAAATGGAAAGCCGGGCAAGTAATCCGGGTCAATGGTGCTACCATCACCAATCTTCCCCAGAATAGAGGATGTTGTTTCAGGCGTACCGCCGGTACCATCATCCTCTAAAAAAAAAACCTCATCTCTGAGTTTGTCTGCGATCTGTGCGGCAGTGCCGGTGAACGACACATCGTTGATGGTGATGGTATCGCTTGCCACAAAGTCAAGGTCGTTGCCATTCTCCCGCAGGATCACCTTGCTCCCTTGCGTTTGCAGCTGGTCCGGTGTGCCGAAAAGGGAAATGATCTCGCCCCCATTACGCTGGTAGGTAACACCACCGGTTGTCTTTTTGATGATTATCGTTGCCACTGTATATAGGTTGTTTGCTTGGTTCGAAAAAGGGCCCACCGGGTGGCAGGCCGTTTACATTAATCACTAGCTTTCTCGCTGGCCACTACCTTTTCGGCTTCCACCAGCACTACAGGCTTCTCTTCGTAATTCTTACCGGCATGCTGGGCGATAATGGCCTCAGCCTGCTCTTTGGTCATTGTGGGCTCTTTGGCCGCTTTCTTCTCTGCCATATGATAGGTGTTTAAATAACTGCTCTCATCTGCCTGTCGAGTCCGGAAGGCAGGGTATCGGCGCTCTCCTGCTCTTTTTGCATCCGTTCCCACTCCGCCTCCGGATCACTCACAAGGGGATTGAGGCCTACAGCCGTCTCCTGGCTCATGATCGGCCGCTCACCGCTCAGGGCATTGGTAAGGGTCTGTACCGCTTCCAGTTCGTTCTTGGGAACGAAGAAGGTAAAGCGGGGCGTGATCTCCATGCGCTCGGCAGGCTTCAGTGCGGGGTTATTCATAACCGCCCATGCCTTTAGCAGCGATATGCGGCGGGACACGCCCGGGCCAAACACCTCTTCCGTCTTGGCTGCCTTCATGTGGGCGGGGAGGAACAGCATCTTAAGGGCTACACCCGAATAGTTGCCAAGGCCTTTCACCTGCTCTTCGCTCAGTCGGGGTGTCATGGTGTTTAAGAAGATCTCATCATCGAGGGTCTTCTTTTCCAGTTCCAAACTGGCAGGGGCATTGTCCCAGGTCATCATCTTTACATCACCGCCACCTTTCAGGGTCAGCACCTTGCCGTCTTCCCCTTTATCTGCAAACTTTTCGATCTCACCGCTTGCTACCATAAAAGGGAAAGCGAAGTAGGCGTTGTTGTCCGCATGCCGGGACATCAGCATTTCCTTTTGCTCAATCAGCCGCTGCACATCCCGCCACTCCGTATGCTCTTGGGTGTGGTATACCACCGGTATCTTGCCGAACTGAGCTTTCTCTGGCTTAAACTCCCACGCTTCGCCATTCTTTTTGCCCAGGTAGTAAGTTGTATCAGTATAGATATCAAAATGCTCTTCCTTTTTACCGCGGGCAACGGTAACCAGGTAGCCCCGGCCAAAGGCGATCATATCGCCGTACATGTTCCAGATGGGAATGAGCGTATCACCAAGGGAGGGCGCCAGGAGCTTAACCCGCAGCTTGGAGGGTGTACCGTCATTGGCGGTACCATCCCAGTAGCCTTCCGGTGCCTTTTCGCTGTGCCACAGTTCCGCCACCTCGCACTCCGATTTAAGCATGCGCAGGATCTGCTTATCAAGGGTTGCAAGCCTGTTCTTTTCGGTAGTGATATCCAGCACCTCCTTGAGGCTCTTCTCAGCACCTTCCTTTGCGGCCGCCACGTATTGAATAGGATTGCCCACGGCCATCATAACTGCATACTCTACGATCAGCTTTTGCATGGGCACCGGCAGCTTTGCCCGCTTGACGGGCGGACCATCGGAAACAATCTTATCAGGCCTGTCCATAACCTCATGGAGCAAGGGGTCGTACTGCTTTTTCAGCTTTTCGTATTCGTAATCAGCCCTGCCGGCTTTGATCTGTGTCACCAGCTTGCCGTAGTCTTCGAGGCCTGATATGATTTGTTCCAGTTCCATGTTTAAAGGGGATAGTAGTTATCTGTTTTGCTCCGTTTTACGGTGCCGTCTATGTCTGCCACCGGGTAGAAGGTGATGGCCAGGCTGTCCTCTTCGTCGGGAGACTTGCCGATGCGCTTTTTGAGGTCGTCCTTGCTTTCCAGCTCTATGGAGCCGTCCGATCGCATATTCCATTTGAGGTCTGTTAATCCACGGTAGTCGGCTCCCAGTGGCAGCATGGCATTGGACCCATTCCGTGGGTTTAGCCAGTCGCGTACCGCCCAGTAGAGGTAAGAGCGCATGTTTTTGAAGGTGTACACGCCGGTAACATCTTTGTAGGGGTTACCGAGACCATCTTTGGCAGCCTCGCCTGCTTTGACAGAGAACACGCCTTTGATGTCTAACTCCAGGAGGCGGGAGTACACGCCGGCACCTTCACCAATGGTATCAATGAAGGCCTGCGGGTACACACCGTTGAAGGTGTTGGTAACTGCTTCCAGCTTTGTCTTGGTAAGCCCTGCCACCTGCATGTGGTTGGCAACGCCACCGGATTGGATCAGGTCGAACTTTTCCACGTAGTCGCCATATCGGTGGCAGAAAGAAGATGAGTCGCGGCCCATGCCGGCCACATCGACACCCAGCCGTAGTGGCTTCATAGGGTTGCGCTTTCCTTCCTTCCACCGCTCCTGGGCTGCTTCGATCCATTCGAGGGGCACAAGGATGTCCTGTGCGGTTTTGGGCGCCATACCGCGCACCTTAACGCGAAACAGGTCATTAGGCCGATAGCAGTGTTTTCCGGTTTCGTTCTGCCACCAGAAGTCGCCTTCTGTTTCCAGGAAGTCGGAAGGCGCAATGATCTCGCACCAGTCCTTTACCCGGGCATCCACCCACTGCCAGTCAACCTGGCCGGGTATGTGGGTGCTATGGTAGGTCGCTTCAGTGATCTCGCCGCGTACAACCCGGCCCCAATTCACCACGTTGGGTGCATTAAGGCTATCGAGGCGGAACTTTGCCCACTCGGGCTTTTTCATGGCATTGGCGGCATAGCCGGTGCCGGTGTTGTCGTTGAAGACTATGAGTAGGCGGCTATTGCCCTGCAGGTTGCCCTCAATGGCATTGAATACCTCCTCAGACATACCGGAAGCCTCCGTAACGGCAAACATTACATTTACGGCATGGAAGCCCGTCCAGGCTTCTGTGGCTTTATCATCGGCTTTAAATCCGGTAAGGAACCATTCTTTGTCCTCCATCCGGATATCGTACCCAGTGAGGCGGCCGGGCAGGTTGAAGCCACGCTTGCGGGCACGGCTCACCAGCTTTACCACTTCAGGGTACATGATGTTGCCCACCTGGCGGTCGGTGGGCGCAGTCATTGCCACCTTTGTGTTACCAATCAACTCGCCTGTGTCGTTCCATTCTGGGGTGAGGTAAAGGAAGCAGGAGACGGCAACAGCGGTTACGAAGTCCTTACCTCGAGCGGTACCGGACTTAACCACCGTCTTTGGGTTGTGCTGTACCGATCGGAGAATTGCTTTTTGCTCTTCATCCAGGTACACGCCAAAGACCTCTTCAGCGAAGACGCACCAATCCTGCAGGTGATCATCCACCTGCTCCAGCCCAAGCTGCTCCACTTCCTGTATGGTGAGGTCGGTTGTCAATTACCAGCTTACTTTTACCAGTTTGCGCTGCTCAAGTGGGTGAACAAATTCATTAACAGAAAAACCTTTATCAAGCAGGGTTTTAACGACATCAAATGACGGAGGGCAGCCAAACAAAACAACCTCGTTAAAGCCCTGCCAGGCTGCGGTATGTATTGTATCCATAGCCATTTTTAAGCTTTCAGACCGCTTACTTTCGGCCAACCTTCTTGCCTGTTCGGCATCTTGCACCATTGGTGCCTTTACTTCGCCTAAACTCATATGCTTATTGTTGATTTGATTGTTTCATCTTCCGCTGTTTCAGCAGATCGTAATACCCCTTGTTCAGGCTCTCGCCGTCCGTGGTGATGTCCTTCTTATCGGTGAGGCCCAACTTGCGAGCAACAATGTTGGCATTGAAAGCGCCCACGGTGGCCCCTTCCAGCTGCTGGGTGGAGATCACTTCGCGTATGTGTGTAGTGACTGCGAGAAAACCTTTTGCCTCTTCATCGCCCTTCTCTTGTAGTCTCTTCTCGAAGTCCAGAATAAACCGTTCGCTCACATGGCAGTAAATGCCCAGTCCTGACAAGCTATAAGGCCTTTGAGTCGGTATGTCAACCATCGTCACCAGCACCTTTCCCCTGCCCTGTTTCTTCTCGTAAGGCTTCTTCACCTGCTCTTTCTTCATCCATGGGTTTTCATCACACCAGGCGAAGTATTCGTATGCGGCATCCAATAGCAGTTTCGGGGATGCAAACAGCTTATCCTGCCCATGCTTTGAGCGGAGCTTCCAAAACTGATTGCCTTTAGGTGCTCCCAACTTCCCCTCCTTTCATTTTAGCCATGATGCGCTGCACCCTTTCGCCCATTCCTTCGAAGTTTGTTTGCTCCCAGAAGATCACCTGGCGTATTGCTACGGACACATTCGACTCTTTCATTGCCAGCAGTTTGGCAAGGGCTATAGAAAATCCTGATTGGTCCTTTGCTGAAATGAGTTTGCGGTGTACGGTGTACAGGTGTGGTTTGTAAAGCCGGAGTGCAATGCCGATGAATACACGGCGCTGGTCGGTGGATAGTTGTGCTGTCCTTTCCGCCTGCTTGAACTGCTCCAACAGTAGCGGGAGTTTGGAGAGGTCTGTTTCCACTGGCGGGAGGTAGTTATCTGCAAGCATCTGGGCTGCGAGGTCGGGTTGATAGAAGGCCAGGGCCTTACCGATTATAAGCAGTTGCTTGCGTCCGTATGATGATGATGCTTGCATGCTGTTCAGGTAAAATTAGCATGCTTGGGAAGGGGTTGTTGCATTCGACGGTATTCCGCTACCGGTGAGGTACATGCAACAGAGTTGAGTGAGGGTTTTGGCACCGATACGGGTGCGGGCACGGCGTAGCGTGCTTTCGATGGCGTCTTCATTCTTGCCCACTTCGTGTGCTATTTCCTTGATGGTAAAGCCGGCTATGGCAAAGGAAATGAGCAGGCGCTCAAACGAGGTAAAAGTCATGGATGGTAGCTTATCTGGTGGATTAATAAGCTACAAGAAGTAGAACAGTGTTGTAAAGGTAAGAAAAGAGGTGTGGATTGACAGCTCATCATTATTGGGCAATAATGGAGTACTTGGAAGAAAGAATCATCCTTTGAGCTATTTTTAGCCTAAGTAAAACAGCACCCTTTTCTATATACCTTTTAACCTTATGATAGAAAACTTGGCCGATACCCTATTTGCCCTCATGCCTCAGCCTGCTTTTTGGATGACACCCGTTACAAACGAAGGCGGAGAGATTACCGACTTTGAATATAGATACTGCAACTTAGAGTTTTATGAATATACCCGGATTACACCCGAACAGATAATAGGCAAATATGTTTCCTGTAGCCCTGTTATATCCAATCAAGAGTCTAGAAAGAAGCTCATTGGCGAGTTGCTGAATGTTTATACAACTGGAAAAAAAACAATCGCAAGGATAAACAACCCTGACCTAAACCGGTATTACAGCTACACCCGGAACAAGGTTAGTGGTGGTGTGCTCACTGTGCTCCAGGATCGTACTGAAGAGCACCTATTGATACAACAGATGGAAGAACAAAAGAGGTTTATGGATAACCTTCTGCGTTATTCTTCTAATGGAATTACCGTCGGAGAGGCCGTCAGGGACGAACAGGGCCAGGTAGTAGATGTTCGGACTATCACTGTAAACGATGCGGCTCTAAAGCTTACTGGTATTTCCAAAGACATTTACCTTTCAAAAACTGGAGGAGAAATAGACCCAGGCTTCCTGCAATCTTCTTATTATAAAAAATGCCTGCATACGCTGGATACAGGCGAGGCCTTTATTACCCAATATAACCTGTTGCCAACAAACAGGTGGCTGGAGGTAACCGTATCAAGAATGGATGAAAACCGGCTGATCCACAACTTCACAGACATCACTTCCATCAAAAATGCACAACTCGCAATGGAGCGCTCATCTGCTCAATTGGAGGATATTATCAACAGAACCCAATCTGGAATTTTTACCCTGGAACCGGTGTGCAATGAAAGAAGCGAGGTCATTGACTTTCGTTTTGACGTGGTCAATAAAGCACTTGCAGCTTATGTTAACCAAGATCCGGAAGCACTTAAAGGCGAGTTGGCAAGTAAGTATTTCACCTCCTACCTTACAAATGGGCTCTTTGATATTTACAAAGCATCTTTTGAAAAAAAGCGGCCGAATCGCTTTGATTTCCACTATAAGAGTGAAGGTATTGATGCCTGGCTAGACATTCAGTGTACCCATTTTGATGGGGGATTGCTTGTCACCTTTACGGATTACACACCAATCAAGCAATTGCAATTCCAAATTGAGCAAAAAGTAGAGGAGCTCGACCGATCAAACAAAAACCTGGAGCAGTTTGCCTATGCAGCCTCCCACGACATGAAGGAGCCAATAAGGAAGATTCATTTCTTTTCTGATCGGCTTAAGGTGCGGCTTGCAGAAAAAATGGACGGCGAAGACTTCCGCATGTTTGAAAAACTTGAAAGGGCAAGTAAGCGCATGTCTACCCTGATTGATGACCTGCTTGCTTATTCCCACGTAGCTGAAGGGGTGATCGAGGTGGAACAAATTGATCTAAAGAAAAAGATGCAACTTGTCTTGGAAGATCTTGAGCTAGAGTTACAGGAGAAGCATGCAATTATCAATGTGGGCGCCCTTCCAATTGTAAAAGGAAATCGTAGGCAGTTTCAGCAGCTGTTTCAAAACCTGATCAGCAATGCCATAAAATATAGCAAAGCTGGCCAAAAACCAATAGTAAATATCAACGCCCAGATTGTTATTGGGGGCAAGGTTAAATCAGACTTGCCGCTGAATGAAAGTGGGAAAGCATACCACCTGTTGGAAGTGCGTGATAATGGTATAGGTTTCAACCAGGAGGATGCCGAAAGAATCTTCAATGTGTTTACAAGGCTCCATGGAAAAGCAGAATACAGTGGTACTGGAGTAGGCTTATCCATTGTCAAAAAAGTTGTAGAGAACCATAGCGGCTACATTTGGGCAGAAAGCACGCCGGGTGAAGGATCAACCTTTAAAATTCTGCTGCCAACGGAAGATGAGTAGAAATGCTTGCATTGCACACCCTTTTAAATTGAATTAATTGATAGCACAGGCATGCACTTCCCCCTCAATATAACCCATGGCATCTACACCTTCCGCTTTGATGTGGAGTTGTCAGGTAAGGACAAATCCTTTGAGCGCTGGCGCCTGACTGCAGGCACCAAGGTTGTGGTTCTGCAAAGTAACCGGCCGATGCTCATGGCCAGAGGGCTCAAGAAAAAGCCACTCACTTGGAAAGTTGTTGAAGGCGAAGTGAAGGATGAAAAGGCACTGGCCAAAGTATGCAAAGCCATTGAAGATCATTTGGCGGGCCCACCTCCCCCACCTCCACCTCCATCAACCTTTCCTGATTTACCGGCGCGAATGCTTTTAAATCAACCTAACCAACGGAAGAAAGGTGAAGGTGGCGGGCCAAACCTTGGGGACCGGACAAAAAAATAGGTCCCAGTAGAAACCGGGACCGCAACCAAAACTAACTGCTTAAATGAATAAGCTTTTCAAAGATGGTAATTGTATCTGACAATTCAAGTAGTATTTGAACTACAGAACAAAAATTTGTTTCTAGCCCAATATTGATGAACTTTAGTGCGCCTAATTCGGCGTGATACTTTCCAAATTAAATGAGGTCGTAACCAAAACGACAAAAGCCCTTCAGTTTTGAAGGGCTTTGCTTTATGCGGGCTGCTGGGTTAAGGTCAAATCTCAATAACGTTGTGCGGCCACAGCAACAGGCCATTGCCCGGGAAGGTCACCCATATACGGCCATCCGGCTCATGGCTCTTAACCTTTCCTGATATTTTTCCGTTTATGTAGCGCTCGTAGACGAAGAAATTTTGCTTACGGTCGGATTCTTCCAAGATGTCTTTGTTGAGGATTACTTCTGTTCCAATGGGTACCATGGAGCGAAGGTACTGGTCAAAGAGTAGCAAGCGTTAGAATAAACCCTATATACCACTGCCCATTTAGGCTCTTACAATATCTGAGTAAATCACTTTTACAACTGGGTTTACATGCTGGTTTTCAGCTATTGTCCGCAAAGCTGCATCCGTGTCACGCCTAGCTATATTTAATAAGGTTTGCAGCCATTCCAGGTAAGAAGGTGAAACTGCTATCTCCTGCAAAATTGGTGTGAGTGTAGGATATGCTGGGTGTGTTTTAATCAGGTATTGCATTTCGGCAGATACGTATTTCGCACAAATGTAGATTTTACATCCGTAAAGTTGCGGAGTCTAATAATGTCGCTTTGACGGCAGGGCAAAAAAATAAGTTCCGGTAGAAACCAGCGCCGCAACCAAAACTAACTGCTTAAATGAGTAAGAATTTTCAGAGGAAAAGGGAAAAATAATATGTAAACACCTTTTAACCTTCAATCTTTAATTAGTCAACATCCTTCTTGCAAAGCAAGTTGGTAGTTAGTGCAGGCTTTTAGGTGTTATTTATGTGTTTGCATAACCCCCAATAGTTAAATAAGGTTCTTAGTGCCAAGTTCCAATCAGTAATATTGAGTGGCTTTTGAAAGAACCCCTGGACACTTAAAGCATGTGCGTGACGAACAGACACGTTGGAGGAGTTGGTGGATATAAAGACAAAAGGGATACCTTTTGCACTGAGGTAGGAGTCATCTTGAATTTGCTTTTTTAGCTCCAATCCATTCATCACTGGCATATTGATGTCCGAAATGATAATAAATGGCTGGTCTTCTGTTTCAGATAGGTATTCAAGGGCCTTTTGGCCATTCTCAAAAAAGATCAATTCATTTGTGATCCCTAGCTCCTTTATAGCCTCTGCATAAATTTCCCGGTCATCTTCATCATCTTCTACAATTACTATTGGTCCTTTCGTCATTTTGTTCATTTTTGCCTACGAATATTAAAAAAAGTGCCCTATTTCCCTACGCTCCACCAATCTCAATAACATTGTGCGGCCATTGCAACAGCCCTTACATCTGTGCCAAGGGAAACCATGACGTAAAGGTGAAGATTGCCTCCGTAAAGTTGCAGTAAAAATTTACACCTCCTCTCTTTACGCCCTTTCCGGAGGTGCCGGGGGATGCTGTTGAACCAGCCAAACAAAGGGAAGAAAAGAGGTAGTGGTGCTGGCGGGGCTTTAGGAGATCGAATAAAGAAATAAGTGTTCTCAAAGCGCCAGTCCTTACAGCCTTGGCACATTGCTTTGTGAAATGTTTTTAATTTTTTCGGCCATCCTTATCACTTCATCATAGTTGTTCCCTTTCTGAATGCAGCCATAAGCACCTGCAGCCACAAACTCCGACTGTTTTGCCGGAGAGATAAAAGTGCTTACTATGAGAACGGGAATTTGATTGTAGTTTGGATTTTCCTTTAGCAACTTAAGGATCTGCAGTCCATCCATTCCAGGAATGGAACTGTCCAGGATAATTAACGATGGGTAAAGGTTAGGTTCAATTTTGCTTAAGTAGTCGAGGAGCATCTTGCCCCCTTTGAACTTCTTTACTTCTTGAGCAAAATGAAGGTCAAGAAAAGCCTCATCAATAATCGCACGATCGTCCTCATCATCTTCAACCATCAAAACAGAAAAGGGTAAGCCGTTGTCCATATAGGGAAAAGCATTACAAAAGCCATACCGATGCGAGGGGCAAAAAATAAGGCCCTGTGGAAACAGGGCCCGCAACCAAAACTAACTGCTTACGGGTATAAGCAGATTCAAAGATGGTAGTATTACTTGACATGCCGGGTAGTAGTTGTACTACAAAGCGTGATTTGAACTAAAGAGAAAGTAAATCCTGGCAAGGGCCGGCATTATTTTTATATTTTCAGCCATCATGCTGCTGCCATATACTTTTACACTCCGCGAAGGAAAGGATCAGGTACAAGTCTCCTGGTTAACCAATCACATCTATGAGTTCAACATCCTAAGTGAAAATGGATGTGCTGAGCAGTTTCTTTACGATTTAAGTGCACCTATATCAGAGAAAGAGTGCATTTCCCAGCAATCACATATCCGGTCCGTTGCAGTCGCCCACTTTATCCAAGGCTGGTTGGATCGGTAGGTTAGGTGCTGAAATAATTGTTACCATCTGGAAGCAGGTAAATGCTAGTAGGCATCTTCCATCACCTTCTACCCTTCATTGTTCCCCAAAGTACCAAGCCTAGCAATGCTAGCTCAAACCAGTAACTACAAACTGTATTAACAGATTCCGGGACAAAAAGAAGTAAATACATCTTTTATTAACTCCTTTTTTTTCTGATCGCAATTAGGCCTTATTACAAGTTTAGCTTTGAGTTTTTCTTCAACAACATGTTCGTAGTGAAATGGTGCTTTGGAAATCAAAACAGCAGGTGTATAACAATGTATTGGATGCCTTCTTATTTCTTCCAAAGCTTCTATCCCTGTTTTGGATGGCATAACAACATCCATAATAATAAGGCATGGAACTTCATGTTGATCCTCACCCGTGGAAAAGTACTTTACAGCATCAGTTCCGTCCGAAACAGCTATCACTTTAATGGTTGGATATACTTTTTGCAAATGGTTTTGGAAGCATTGAATATTTGCCTCATCTCTACTAGCATAAAAAACAACACACCTAGGACCTTCTCCCCTCATGATTATAGCTATATGAACTTGACTAAAATAAAATAGGTGGATATTTCAAGCATCATAGGCTGAGTGCCAATTCATTCGAGCCTAAACTTAAAAACCCTTTGGCGGCGCAAATATAGTAGGATTTTAAATAATGCGTACTTGATACACATTTAATTTGAAAGGATAGGTATTTTTCCCTAATCGTACAACTTATGTACATTAAATGGAACTAGCTTTTGCGCTTTTACGTTGGCTTTTAGATTGTTTTTTCCTGTGTCATGCTCCCTCCTCCGGCCTTACAACATGTTTTACATACCCTTTTTCATTTGCTTGCCCCCATTGTCGCTTGTAATTGACCTGCATTTTAGCATCGATGGCCGCAACTACATCCTCATACTCCAGCCCACACTTATTGCAGACCGCAAACAGTAGGAGAAAACAGTCAGCTATTTCATCGTAACTGTATTTGCCTTGCTCCACGTCGGTTTTAAGCTCTTTCACCTCCTCTTCAAGGTGATTGATGCAGGACAGAGGTGTGGCCTTTGTAAAGACTCGATCTTGCCACTTTGTGATTGTTTCAAATTGATTCTTGTTCATACTACGCTGCTGTTTTAGTTTGATTTGTTATCCACACACACTCACAGCCCTATTGTTTTTGTTCGTCAGGAGGGCTGTGAAATAGTAATCTTTAGTTGAAAAATGTTTGGCTGTAATGTTGCAGCCGATGAATATGGATGATGTTCAACTTGTATTTCCCGATTTAAGCAGTATTATCCGCTTCCTTTTAATTGAGAGAATCAGCGGAACTGAAGTATTATCCCGTGAATGCACCATAACAGGAGATTTTACGGATGATCAAATCTTTCAGGCTTGTTCCAAGTACGGTGCACAAGTTGTTTTCTCTTACGTCCCCATTCAGGAGGACTCAGGTGAATTTTGGATGACTATATAGAATAAACTCAGCCTATGCTGCTGTTTTGAGTTTATTAAGTGGTTTATTGGCCAGGTACCGATCGATATAAGGCTGCGGGTCCACTCCCACCGGCACCTCAATCCAGGTGCGTCCATCTGCCTTCACCCTCCGGAACTTGGACGGATCCCGCTGGAGGGTAGCCAGCTTTACCGGCGCTTTCTTCCGGCTTGCTTGCTGTGATGCCGCAGCCTGGCGCACCTTGATCTTCAGTTCCCGCTCCGCTATCCGCTTCTGGTCCCGTTCATCCTTCCGCTTTTGCAGTTCGGCAGGACTCAGCTTTTTGTAATCCGAGGGGTACTGCTTACGCGGGCCGGCGGGTTTGGGTTTAGGGGGCTTCTTGTTTGGCCTGGGTGGATGCGGCTTACTGATGCCTAATGCTTTGAACCGGTCCCGCACCCATGTTTTGCCCATGCCTATCGCTTTTGCAATCTGGATGGAGGTCATAGTGCCCATATTGGCAATAAGGAAAGCGTCATGGGTGGTGTTGGCATCCTTGCCGATAAAGAAGTAAATGCCATGGGTGCGGGCAACCCGGTTCATGTGGTAAGCAGTTATGCCCAAGTCCTTTGCCAAAGCATTTCGGGTAGCCAATGTCTTTGCTGAAGAATACTCTTTCAGTATCCGCTGCAGTCGCTCCTCCCGCTCCTTGAAGTGCCACTTGGTTTTTACCAGCCGCTTTAAGCCCATTTGGCGTACATCATCACGGAGGGTGCTGTAGGAAATGCCAAGGCTTGCTGCAAGGCCTCTGCGGTCAGGGCAGGTGGGATACAGCTTGCGCACCTTATCCTGGCGCTTCTGCTTCTCTGTCTTGTGTTTGCCTTTAGGCTTACGGGCAGTCACCTTTCGGCCAGCCCTGCAGGCCTGGTAAATACCCAGGCGCCTAGCTTCCAGTTCCAGTTTATACAGGCTTATGCCTAAAGATTTTGCCAGTTTCTTTTTGTCCTGGCAGCCAGGGTAGCGTTTGCTAATCTTTTTGCTTATGGATGGTGGTAGCTGCATTTGACTTCTTGGCTTTTAAGTGATCGTACATCTGTTTGTACCGGTTCCGCTCGTGCAGCAACTGCTCTATGCGCTTATCCTTGTCTTTGAGCAACTGCTGCAGGCGTTGGAGGTTGAGTAGTTTGTCAGGCTGCATCAGGTTTCTTTGATGATGATTCCGTACACCTCGCGCATCAGTTTGCGCTTCTTGATGTACTCCTTGGTTTTGTAGCCCTTACAGTCTTCCACCACCAGCTGGCCCGTCATTCCATCGCGGTACCGGAAATCAGCGATGTACTTGAGCGAATGGGTGCCGCCGGGGTTGAGTTCATAAGGCACCTGCAACTCCAGCTCAGTAACCAGTCCGGCCCTTTCCAGCATCTTCAGCTCCAGGTACCGGCCACCTTCCTTGGTGCTGTCGAACGTAATGCCGTCGATTACCACCTTTTTGGCCCCGTACTTCGACTTTCGCTGCTCTTTGGGTGCATCGCCCCACAGATGCTGGTTAAGTGCCGCGCAAGGGGTGTTTTTGAGGTCGTCAAGGGTAAATGCTTTGCCTTTCATCTTCGCTTCTTGTACCGGATCACCCGGCAGGGGTCTTTATCAATTTGTTCCAAATACATCAGTGCCCAGTTTAGTTCACACTCCCACTTCGGCACCTCTTGCGGTTGCTCCTTTGCCCTCCGCTCCACCTGCCCCAGGTCGTAGCGCTTGTTCAGGTAAGGGATCAGCACCTGCTGAATAAGGGTCAGGTTCATGCTCTTACCCCAGTCCTTGATCTCACCGGTGGCGCCATAGTGGCGGAAGGCATACTCTACCTCGTCTGCGTTCATTTCCGGGTAGTCTTCCAGTAGCAGCTGCATAAACTGGTCGGTGAGCACAGTCATGAGGTCTTCATTATCCGGAATAGGCCAGCCGGTAATGACATGGATTTTGATCAGCAACAACTCGCAGGTTGTGTACATATCCGCTTTGCCCAGGTGCCTGAACTGAGGCTTAGCGTATTTCTTCACCAGCATCTTTTGCTCATGCTCCGGAAGCTGCTCCAAGTTGCTCCCGTACCATGCTGGCAAGCCGGGCTGCACCTGCTGAATTTCCTTTTGCAGCCCCACCGCCTGAGGCAGTAGGCTGCCGATTGTTTGCATTGCCATTGTCTGTTTTTTTGAGTTCAAACAGGCCCTTCCAGCCCTGTGCTATACTTTGATCGATGATGCGGATGGCTTTTGCTTCATCGTTTCCGCTAAGGTGTACCAGGTGGGAAATGGCCTGTTGTTCGCTTTCGCCCTTGTGGGTAAACCGGTGTTGCGCTTTTTTGTATCCGATCCAACGGGACCAGTGACTATCAAAAGCCGGGGAGAACGGGTGCTGCAATTCGCGGCGCGGGGTGCCCTGGGGCTGTTGGCTGTTTTTTTCGGTTTGTAGAGGAATGGTTTTATCATCACCGGAAGTCCCCGGCGGCGTAGCCGGCGCTGTTGTTTCTTCCTTTAATCCATTATCCATTATTCCATTATCCATTAATCCTTTCCTGTCGTCCAAGGTGCTTCCAGAGTGCTTCCTTAGTGCTTCCACAGTGCTTCCAGAATTTTCCACACCATTTTCTTGCTGATATTCAGGCAATTCGGATTCGGTCTTTGCTTCAGTGCCGCTTATTCGCTGATGTTTTGTGAATTTGTGGACTTGTATCACTTTCAGGTCGCCAACTTCATATCTCATAATGAAGCCTGCACTTTGAAGCCGTGATAGCTGTTGTTCCACTTCCACGTTGTCAAAAGGGAATAGTTCTGCCTTGATGCGTTTGGGCCGGTCTTCCAATCTTCCTTCCCTATCAGCCAGGCACCACAACCCAATAAAGAGCAGCCGGGCAACCATTGGCAGTTCGGCCAGGTCCTCGTTTTTAAAAAAGGTGGGTTTTATAGTTCGTATACGTGCCATGGGTTCGGTGGTGGGTTTACTTCTGGTTAAACAGGTTGAGCAGTTCGTCTACAATCTCCTCCTGCACTTCGTCCTGCGCACCAGTCACTGCCCTAGCTATGGAACGCTTCTTAAGAATCAGCTCATAGCAGTACTGGTCGATGGTGTTTTGCCCCAGCAGGTACTTCGCTGTCACGCTGTTTACCTGGCCAATGCGGTGGGTTCGGTCTTCGCACTGCTCGCAGTCAGCGTCTGTCCATGGAAACTCGATAAACAGCACATTGGAGGAGGCGGTAAGGGTAAGGCCCACACCTGCAGCTTTGATGGAGCAGATGATCACTTGCGTTTTCGGGTCCTTCTGGAACTTCTGCACACTGGTGTCCTTGTCCTCAGGTGTCATGCCGCCACGGATCATTACCGCTGCGGGGTATAGCTTCTTGAGTTCATCACCGACCTCGCGCAGGGAACAGAACACAACTACCTTTTCCCCACCTTCAACGATCTCATCGATCTGCTCCTGAGCGGCTTCCATCTTTCCCCGGGCAGATATCTGCTTCAGGATACCCATCTTCACCATCACCTCTCCTTTTAGCTTCCGCATCACTTCTGCATCATCGCAGCCCTTTACGCTTTTGAGGTAGGTAACAAAGTCGTTCTGAGCCTTCTGGTACTCGGAGCGGTTGGAGACTTCGCAGAGCACCACCTGGCGCATTTTGGCCGGCAGGTCCTTTAGCACCTCCGTTTTCTCGCGGCGGTAGAAGCAGTATTTGTTGAGCAGGTAGTTCAGCTCCTTGGTGTTGATGGAGCCCTGACCGGTACCACCACCGCAGTAGCGGGCAATAAAGCGCTTGTACCCGCTGGCATCCTTTCCGGAGTGATCAGGGATGTGCGATACAATATCACGCAGGCGGTTAATGATCACCAGCTGAGGGATCAGGTCTTTGGGTTTGTTTACCACCGGGGTACCGGTAAGCTCAAACACATACTCCTTGCCCTTGGCAATACCAATTACAAACTTGGTCTGCTGGGTCTGGCCATCCTTGCACTTGTGGCTTTCGTCGATGGCAACCGACTTGAACAACTGCACCGTTTCACGGTAAGGGATCTGGTTGGCGCGAAAGCTGCCATCCTTTGGCTTTGTCCAGCCTGGCGCAACAAAGAACTTCTTCAGGCTTTCGTAGTTCACAATGAACACATCACACATGCCGGTGCGCCAGTACTGGTGCCATGTGTTGCGGATGCTGTCGGTAAGCACCATGGCTTTTCGGCCGGCAACATCTTTCCACTCCTTTTCCCAGTTAAGCTTCAGGGATGCGGGACAGATGATCAGGCAGGGAAATGCATTAAGGCTTACGATGGACGCAATAAGCTGGGTGGTTTTGCCAAGGCCAGGTTGGTCGCCGATGATGGTGCGTTTGTTTAGCCGGTTGTAGGCAACCCCTTTCAGTTGGTAGGGAAACAGGGTGCGGGGCAGGTCGAGTTCTACATCCAGTTCCGGCATGGTCGGAATGGTGTCGAAGCTCTCCGGGAGGTTGGCAACGATCTGCCCCTCTTCATCCACGCAGTATTTGGAGCGGAGGGCTTCCACATCACGCTCGCGGAACTTGGGTACCCACCATACCTTTTTCACACCCAGAAACTTGGCACCCGGGATGGCGCGCACCTCGTCCACCTTCCTGCGGTCGAAAGGGAAGGCAATCTCAAATCCGCTATGGTTTTCTGTAATGGTCATTTGATCCTGTTCTGTGGGTTGGGAAATTGCCGGCCGGTGAATGGCCACGCGGCCGGCGGTTAATTACCTGTCTGCCTCGGCATAATCATCTTCACCGGCAAACAACTCCTGCTGCACCGGCGGGGCCTGCTTACCCTGCATGTACTCTTCCACCTCACCCACCAAGTCAATGAGTGCGATGTTGAGTTCATGGGCAAAGGGATAGCTGCTGTCCAGGTGCGTCTTGGGTGTTTCCAGCTTCACGAAGTCGCCGGTGGTGAGCTGCTTCTCTCCTACCAGAATCACCGACTGGTTGTCGCTGTCACCTTCCAGGCGGAAGGAGTTCACGGTGAACATGGACACTTTGTGCTCAATGCTGCCGGTCGCATGCACATCTTCATCGTAAGGCAGCAGGTCGTCCATGTTGGAGATGGCATCTGCAGGGATCTCTTCGCAGATCACAGCGAGGTGTGCATCCAGCTTGCGAAAGGCGGCTTTCAGGTCATCGTGCACGGGCACCTGCGACTTGGTGGATACGGTGTTTACGGTACCGGGCGCCAGCTTGTGATTGTAGCTGTAGTTACAGAACAGGTCCTTAAGGGTGGCGCCTCGCACCTCGATTGCTTTGGCCTTCATGTTCTCGGCTGCCTTATCCAGCAGCTCTGGAGTGATGTTGATTGTTTTTGTACGTCCCATAGTTGGTTTATTGAAAAAGGTTTGATTGTATAGTGTCTTGAGGCGTGGGATACTTCCGGATATTGAGAGTGTACAGGTGCTCAGGGTCATTGTAGGGTCCTATCCTGGTTTCATCCAACTTCACCAGATGGCCTTCATTCATCAGGTCGGTCATTGCCCTGCGGATGGAGGTAATTGGCCAGGTCTTGCCTGCTTTGGTAAAGGAGCGGTGCACTTGGCTTGCGGCATACTTCTGTCCGCGCTTTGCAAGGAAGATCAGCAGCACCGCATCTTTCTGCTTACTGGCCCGCTGTACCCGGGCCATCAGTTCCTGTGCACTCAGGTTTGTCGTGTTGTGGTAGGTCGTTTCTTTCATCACTTTTCTCTCTCACTTTGAAAATGGCTACAACACCGTAGCCTATCGCTTTGTCCATCGAGCTGCAGAAGGTCTTTACATCCAGATCCTCAATCAGCGGAGGACTTAGGGTACCATCCCGGTACTGGCAATAGGTTGTCATGCTATTTGATGCTTACGGTGAAGTAATCAGTAGTGGTAAATGCTGCCGGGTAGATCAGCTCACCAGACTCAGGATCAGCCATCGGCTTGGTGAGGTTTTGCAGGAACTTCTGCCGGGCCTTCAGCTTGCCGTCCGCTTCCTTGGCAGTTGCTTCCAGGCTGGCTAGTTCACTATCACTGCACTGGTCGTAGGTGTAGGACTTGCGGCTGCTGAAGCTGATCTCGGCACCATGCCACATGATCTTCTTCTGACCATGCTTGGCGTATTCATCCTCCAGGTGGCGCTTTACCTCAGGATCCTTAAACACCTGCTCCAATACCATGTCCATCAGCTTTTTGCGGCGAAGGGCTTCGCGGAAGTCCACTTGGCCTTCAAGGATTTGGTTTTTGCAGTCAGCGATATAAATTTCAAGGTGCTCCTTGTTGATGGGCAGAAGGTTGAAGCCAGAGCTTTCCACAAGTGCACGTTCTGCTTCCATCAACGCGACATAACTTTCCTTTTCAGCATCCTGTTCAACCAAGTGCTCCTCTCCATCCAAAAAGGCGTCAGTGGCATCCATTACAATATCCTGATGAGATGGCTGGGTGTTGGGCCGACCGGCGAGTTCTTGCGTTGTGGCCTTTTTGTGTTTGGCGTGGTACATAATTGTAGTTGGTTTGATTGATTAAAAAGGATTGTTACTGAAGTGGAAGGCTTAGCCGGCCGTGGTAGCAGCTGGTGCGGTAGAAAAGGTTTTACGCTGCTTACTTGCAGCCTCGCGGAAGCGCACATCGGTCTTTATGTAGTCGGGCAGAACACTACCGAAATCTGCAAGCTCCTCATTGTTCTTGCAGTTGGCAAGGTTGGCAATTGCTTGGTGCAGGGCTGCAACAGGATCCTCTCCGCTTTCGCTCCACTCAACGATTATTTTGCCTGTATCTTCCGAAGGCACGAAGGCGGGCTTGCCCATAAACAGGCCGGTACGGTCTTTTGATGCCGTGGCATTGTGCCGCATATCCAGTTCAAGGTTCACCGTCAGCTCATATTCAAACCCCTCTCTGGTGATTTCTTTGAGCCCACCTTTTTCTACTTTGATTTTGCCGCTGCTGTCCTTTGTCATTTCATAGTCCTGCTTACGGCGTACAGTGGTGATCATGTGGCAAGGGCTCTGAACAATTGCTTCAATAAAGGCCTGGTGGCGGGGTGTAACCTTTGCCCAGTCCTGGTATTTACCTCCAAAACTTTCAACGATTTCAAGGCAACCACCTTTGCCATCCCACTCGTGGGTTATAGAGTCAACAATGATTACCTCCATTCCTGCCTTTTCGCAAGTGTGTATGGCATCAATGTATTTTTCAGGAGAGAAAGGCGCCTCCAGCGGCAGCACATTGAAGTCACCTAAGTGGGCGTACAGGTCAGCGCTGTTGTTTTCACTGTCTACGATGGCAACCTTTGACCAGTCGCCGCAAATGCCGTAGGCAATAAGAAGGGCACTGTAGGTTTTGCCGCCTCCGGATACAGCGGAGAGGCCGAGGCGAATCTTTGCTTTTTTGCGGGTTGCTTTTCTGAGTTGCATGGTTGGTTATTGATGGTTATAGAATGAAGAGAGAAAGAAGTAAAGGGCTATAGCGAGGCCTACCAAAGCACAAATCACAACCGCGATCACAAACCGCTTGAACCTGCGGAACTCCCGGGCCTCTTCAGGGTAAGCATCCGGTTGTACTGGTGGATGGCCGCAATCGGGACAGATGATATTAGCGGGCTCGTCATGGCAAATGGGACAACGGCTTAAGGTGATCATGGCTTAGGTTATGAAAAGCGGCAAAAGCGGAGGTTAAAGAAGGGCCTCGATAAGACTAAAGAGGCCGGCATTTCAACGATTGCTTGCCAAATGAAAAGAGGTAATTAAACCGGCTGGCTTGCTGATGAACCCGACAACTTGCATGAACTCAAAAAAGGAAGTCACATTTGTGTTGTTTGCCAGCCGGTTTGTACCGGCAGTTTTATTTCCACGGTACCACTAGAATTTGCACAGGGGGCTGGGGTCGAACCAGCACGATAGGTTGTGTGTCACATATGCTTCCACCTATCTCACATCATTAGCGTCTACCAATTCCGCCACCCCTGTGTAATTGAAAGAACTGTTTGGTTAAGCTGCCCGGCCATGAATAACCGGGCTTTCATTCTTAACCTAATTGGCAACCAAAACCAACTTTTTCAATGCTTGCACTGCCTGCTCTCCCACCGATGCTTCCAGCGCCTTTGCATTGCCGTGCATGATCTGTTCACGTAGTTCAGTTAGTAGCTTCCTGTGCCTGGTCGCACAACTCCCTGAAGCTGACCGGTGGATATAACCCGCCAGCATGCCCTTCCCTTTTGACCCTGATCTCAGCAGGCTTATACAGTTTCTTTCGTCCTGACTTAGGATCGTGGCACTTGCGTTTAGGCCAGAAGGTTGGCAGGTCGAGCGCTCCCCACCGATAGAACAGGAGGGCGCATACTGCGATTCCAATGAGTTCTTTGTACATATGGCTTTGCTTTTAGGTGACATGAGGAGGATGGTGTTTTTAGTTGGCTATTGTCTATACGGCGTGTGCTTCGTGTTGCTTCATGAACGCACCAAAGGCGGCTTCACAGCGGTTGTAGATGGCCTCGATCACCTGATCAAACCGGTCGTCTGTCGGCTGGAGAATGTTCTCTTCCCCGCCTACCAGGTATAGTGTCAGCTCGTGCTTGTAGTTAACCTGGATGGCTTCGATCTCCAGCGGTGGGTGGAAGTCGGTGAGGCGAACGGTAACCGGCTGGTGGAACTGGAGCGGACTGCTTCCTTTGATGGCCAGCACGGTGCAGATGATGGTTTGGAGCTTAGGCATGGCGTACCTCCCTTTTCGGCTCCAGGCTGTGCTGGTTGGCGTAGTCGTTACGTACAATCACATCAAGCCTGGCGCAGATGTATTCAATGTGGGAAACAATAGACCTTTCAGAACGTGATGAGGTAGTGGTAAGGGCTACGCTATCCTCAAATATTACCGGGCTGGTTTCATCGGTCTTGTAAACCTTTACACCAATGCCAGCTTCGCTTCCTGAAAAATCAAGGTTGGCGGTGTGGGTGCTTTCGTTGTTTACCTCCATGACGCTGGTAAGCAGGTCTTGACAGGTAAGCATAACAAGATCAGGTATCTGGTTCATGGCAAGGGGTTAAGCGTTTTTAACAAGGGTTGCGCATGTGAGGACAACATGGCTGTGCAGGTTACGTATGTCAGCCGGGAAGGTGCAATCGGAAGGCTCCAGTGTATGCCATTTCTCGTTAACGTCCTGCACTTTAATATCCCCCCTGTCAACGATTTCGATGGCAAAAGCAAAGATTTGATTGCCGCCAAGCATCAAGGAAATTGGGTAAGGGAAGGCCATGTACTCTTCCCTACTATACCACCGCACTTGGTCCCGGATTTCACCAGCCAATTGCTCGGTTTCGGGAAACTGTTGTGGCTGTGGCTTGAAAGCTGGTGTTTCCAGTTCAATCAGGTTTGCGAAGTGCCTACGGGCGGCATCTTCCACATCAACCCGCATCCCACTCCAGTCTAGCATCGGCATGATGTTGCAGCAGGCCAGGTAGGCAATGGATATATCAACCTGGTAGCGGGCTTCCGGATCAAGGGGTGATACCTCCGGAGCAAACTTGCCGGTGCAGTGCACATCCAGAATGCCGTGGGTGATGGTTACCCGCTTAAGGTCAGAGACTGTAGATTCGTTCATGAGGAAGTCGAAGCGGAATGTGCGTTCGATATTTTTGTTTACTTTTGACATAAGGTGATTTATTTGGATTTATAGGAAGCCGGTGTTACTAGCGCCGGCTTTTTTTTATGTCTATCCTTTTACGAACTGCTGGATCAGGTCCCGCAGTTGTTGCGCGGCACTGGTGCCGTTCTTCTTGCACTTGCGGTTGAACTTGTCCCGCAGGGAAGGCGACAGCTCTGCCGTCACCTTTGCTTTACTTACTTTGATTTCTGAGGCCATATTATTGAGGGTTTTTGAGTGACTTTTTACGTAATCCATCGCGGAGCTTCTGTTTGTCCAGGGCTGTAAGGACATTCCCCGAAGGGAGAGCCGGTTCGTGGAGACGATCCAGCGTCTGTTCTATCCTTGTAGCATTGTCCAGGAGGCTTTTTGCAGAGGCCTTCATGATCCTCACTTCCTCCCGTAATCTGTTTAGCTCTTTGTCGGTAGCCATGGCGGTATGCGTTAATAGGTTGGGTAACTAACATCCCTGCGTCCGGTCCGCTGGCCGCGGATGGACCTTGCGTTCTTGGCACCGGTCCGGCTGCGGAGATCAGTCTTTATCAGGTCAGCTCCTACGAAATAGCCGGTTACAACAAGGGTCAGTACGCCGGCGATAATTCTTTTTTCAAGGCTCTCGAGTGCATCGAGGTTCTGGTTAAGGTTGGTTTGTGGTCGCATGGTTATGGTTGGGGTTGATTTAACAGCTTGTAGGTGTTTTGGCCAATTAGCAAGCCTTTAAGAAAATCGGCTAAGCGTGGGTGTTAGGTTTGTTGCTGTTAAGCAGCTAATGCTTTCTCCTTTTCAAGGATCTGCTTGGTAGTCAATCCAGTCTCCTCTCGAATAATCTTCAATGCAGTAGCTGTTGTGAGCATAATGTCATTTTCTTGGACATACCTATTGATGGTATATTCTGATCTGTCAAGCTCCAACTGAAGGCGAGCACGCACCCTCTTGTTGTTCCGAATGGCGCCTAGGGCGAGTTGGGTGAGTTTCATATATTTGATTTGCTCTAGCATTTTTGCTACACCAAAGATACGCAACAAAACTGCATATACGCAAGATATTATGCAATTATCCTGCATAATATCTCTGCAACAATGTTGCATAAACATGTTTAGAATGCAAAACCACCTAACTGAGTTATTGAAAACCAAAAGGTTAGAGAAAAGACTTTCACAAGAGGACGTTGCAAAAGCAATAGGAAAAAGTTTGCGGACTTATCAGTATTACGAAGAAGGGGAATCAATGCCTAAGCAGGAAACATTGCAAAAACTTGCGGACTTATTAGGGTTCACTCGTGCTGATATCTATAAAGACGCAGAAAAATTGCATAACAGTCAACCTAAGCCCAATAGCGACAATGATTTATTAAAGGCACTCCTTTCAATGACAGAGAGCATGGAGCGATTAACTCAAAGTAGACTAATAGATAGCAATACAATGAGCAGATTAGTGTCTATGCTGGAAATGAAAATGGGAGTTAGTGCACCTGCAAATAACATGGGCCTTCATCCAGCTACTTCCGCTGGTGGTATATGGGAGGATGCATTGGAAAATGCCTCCAAGAAGGAGGCATCAAAACGCTAGGCTTTAGCAGTAAATCTTAGCAGCAATTTGATTTGATCTGGTATTGGTGTTTTGCCTTGCGGCTTTTCATCAAACCTAGGGCAAAAGCTGGATGCTTGAATTTGAATAGGGCACCGTCCATCATTGGCATACAAGCACAAAGGGCAAGTTTTTAGGGTATCGGTCATGTTCATCGGGCAGTCGGCTTATTGGTTGTGTACTAATTTGTTTAGCAATCTAAGCGAATTTCTACGCAAAGCTCAACAGTAAAAACCACATTAACCTTAATTAAGAAAGTACTTAGTAAAAACCCTTAGCAGAATGTAAATAGGTGGTAGAGTGAAAGGGAAAACTATAAAACCAAGATCAATTTATAGCCATTATGCAGAGACCAATTCTAGCTATTGCTGAAGACTTCAGCAAGTATGAGATGCTTGTATATGATCTAAAAAAGATTTTTCAGCAAACCATAAGGTTTAGCCAAGACAAGCCTACAAGAAAAAAAGACATGTTGTGGTATGAAAACCTATTGGAGCACTCTTCAATAAAAGACCAAGTGTTTTTCATGGCTGAGCAAAAGAAGGTTGACCAGAACTTTTACAAATTTCAGCTAAGGTGTCCATCGTACTGTGAAAAACCAATTTTTCGTTTTGATTCAGATGGGTCTGCACATCAGAATAAATCTGAAAAACTGAAACTTCAATCTGTACCTACTCCACATTTTAACAAGTTTAATAATAAAGGAGAAAGCATCGCATATCAAACCCCAGAGCTAGAAAATATAGACTACTCAGAACTTCAAAGGATTGGTGATTTTTTCGTTCTATTTTGTGAACAATGTCACCTCAGGTACATCGATGGTACTTTCCCTTTTATTGAATCAGGTGACACCAGGATTTTCCAACTACCTGTTCAAGCGGATGATCTGTTAGAAGGTATAAAGTTTCCAACATGAACCTATTAGAAGTTTTCACAGAAGTAAAGGAGTCGTTCTGCAGTTTGTGGAAGGCAAAGTACAGGGGTAACACTTTGGAAATAATAACTCATTATACATCACCAGATTCAAAATTCATCTCAGTTTTTATTACTGAAAGGGACGGTAAGTACATCGTCACTGACGGAGGCTGGTTGATGTCTGGGGAGTATTATGAAAGTTCTTTGCTTAAAACAAAGGAATTTGATCCTCTTCTATTTTATTATACATCTTTTTACAAATTAAGAAAAACTTCCAATGGAGTTAATGATTTGTATTTTTCATCGACTAGTGAAATAGACATGGTTCCAAACAAGGTTCATGACCTTGCTCAATTTATTTCTCAATCCCTATATACGTTCCATTCTCTATATGAAATAGATCAAGCAAAAGATGTTCAACAAAGAGAGAAATTTTTGGGGGGTGTAAATAACTTTTTAGAGAGGATATACTTGCGAAAGGATGATACAAAATTGCAGTTTGGTAAGAGCTTGGGCCCTAAATATGAAAGTGTGAGGTTCAATGCAATTGCAACGGAGGCTGATTCCAAAATTGTCCTGGTTAAATACATAACAGGTGTTACGCCAGATTATTATAGGAGAAGCCTGACCAATGCTACAGTTGATTTTGATATTGCAACCGGCTCGGATCTAAACTCTTTTATAAAAAACAAAGTGGCGATCATTGATGATCAAGTTTCTGGTTTTCAGGTTAAGAAAATTTTACCTTATGTCAGGCAATTGGAAAAGTCACTTGATCATGAAGTTTCTAGGTGGTCGAATAAGGGGGAAATAATCGACATGTTTACCTAATGTATTCTAAGTCAATTTTTTGTAGAATCCAGCGATTGATTTCAAAAAATCTTTTGATCCCAATCAGGCCCCCTACTAGCCTTGGTTCTTTCTGTTGGCTTTAAAGCATTTTCATTGAAGAAGGTGCTAGGTTAAACCCTTAGCCGATTTCAAATAGGTGGCAGGGTAAGAAGGGTAATGGTAAATAATTCACAATGGAACAAGTTAAAGGAATACAGTTCGGAAAGGATGAATATGAACAGTTTCAATTCATATTCGATGGCATGTATAAGGAGATCAGGGAAGGCAAAGACCTGCTCCAAAAGCTAAACGAAGTGGAGGAAGGAATCAGAAACCTGAATACCTATATAGATCGGGAGGATGGTCTCACCAACTTTTGGCTGGAGGATGTGAGAGGTGACTTGTTGTATTTGAAGCAATTAATATTTGAACAGATGGAAACTATTGCCAGTTAATAGGTGGTAAAAAACAAGCACTTCTTATGAACCAGTACACAAGACTTGAGTTTGGACTACAGGATTACGAGAAGTTTCAAGAGGTTTATACCCTTTTGTATCATAAGATTTATACAGGCGAAAACCTTGAAGCACTTGTAAGTGAGATTGAGATAGGGATCATAAATCTGAACGATCAGAAGGAACAAGCAGGCGGTCAAACTAATGCCTGGATTGAGGGGGTTAAAGAGGATCTGGTTTATTTGAAGCGACTAGTTCATGAGCGAATTGAGTATTTGAACAAGAAGCAGCAGGTAGAGTAAAAGGGCAACTTAATAAAACCAAAACCATAAATGAGCCAAAACGAACAAACCGAGTTTGGAGAAAAGGACTGGAAAAATGCTCAAAACGTCTATGCCTCCCTATACAATGACATTCTGGCGAACAAAAATTTAGACAAACACCTAGAAGATGTAGAGCAGGCAATAAAGGAACTGAATACAATTATTGCAAAGGAAGGCGGAGCACCTACCCCCCGGTTGGACGAGATGAAGAATGATCTTTATTTTCTGAAGTTCCAGATCCTTGAACGGCAATAA